ATCTCACAGGCCCCGCCGCCCCGCCACTCCTCGCGCGTGCGCGCGTGGGAACGAATTGACGCAGCACTCCCGCCTCGCCGCCACACTCATCTCAGTGCCGCCGCCCTCCTGCAACGCAGCGCTCCCGCCTTGCCGCAACGCTTCGTGTTGTAGACCGCGCGCGTGCGCGGGTGGGCCCCGGGGCTGCGAAAGTCGTACAAATCCGTAAGTCTGTAAGTCTGTAAAATCTGTAAGTTTCGTAACATCTGCAACTTTCCGTGTATATAGGGTTTTTTGAAAAACCCCGTGAAACTGCCAATGCATCTTGTTCCATTCTCATCTCTGATCTGACAACTATACCTATTCCTATTATGATTTGTATTTAATGATTTAATTCGTTAAATTAAATATTTTTAGTATATATAAATACCTATATAAATATAGATATAATAATACATATAATATAATAGATATAAATATACTTATATAAATATAGTTATAAATATGAATACTTATACATAGATTGATTGATATAGAGAGTGAGTAGATTTTCATACTTATTCATGGTAGACAAAAATGCAGAGGGCTCCCATTTTACAAAACCCTATATATCCCCGAAACATTACGAAACTTACAGATTTTACAGATTTTACAGATTTACAGCTTACAGATTTATGGCCGGCCGGCGAGTCGTACAACAATTCGTACGACTTTTGCGGTGGGTGCCGGGTCGCGGCGGCGCCGCATACCAGAATAGAGGTGTAATTTTGTACCAGCGCCGCGGCGGGGGCGGGCCAACCGGGTCGCGGAGGAATGGTTTGGAGTAGAAAAATACACCGCCCGCCGTGATCTCACAGCAGACGGTGTAGATTTTGAATCTTTATGCGAATGGGACGAATAATTATAAGCAGTGGAGATGGTACCACGAGCACATAGCACCTGCAACGAGCATCGTAATGATGAAGCCTGCTACCATAATCCAGTAGCCACTGGTATTCTTGACACTGTTGGTGTAGTTGGGATGCTTTGCCATCCACCAGAACAGTGGCGTGTAGCTCAGCCACGTGAATATGAGCTTGAGGGTGTAGAAGAGGAAGAGCGGAATACCAAAGATGAGGGTAGCCAGGACATTCAAGAAGGTCTCGTGGGGTTTCTGATGCATTGTGGTAGCTCCTTTCAAGGTAGGCGATGGGTTCCTGCGACACTCACCGCTCTCTTATTATACGTATATTATATCACGCGGAGCGCGGTTTGTATACCATAACGGAGAAGTGAGGCGTAGCGGCAGCATCAGACCTCCAGCGTGAGTTCCTTATCAGCTGCGTAGGCATGGACGGACGCTTGGAGAAGATCAATAGCTGCCCAGTACTCGGTAGAATCAGCAGACAAACCATTGTAGACAGCAGTCTCAGAAGAGCTACGCCAGACAGCCTTGCCATAGGTGTCCGTCTCCGCCTCGAGGCACTCGCTTGCGTCTGAGCAGACCTCCAGCTCCTCCATGGCCCGGTTCAGCATACGGATGGTGAAGGTGAGGCTCAGCAGAGGCACTGCCTGGTAGTACTGAATAGCAGCGATAGCTTCATTGACCACTTGGGTCTCGGCGGCGCTGGGCTGACGGGTTGCGAAGTCCTCGCAGTCGAGCGTGGTTGTGGTGAGGTAGGGCTCGCTGTTCGCGTAGAGGGTTTCCTGGTGCTCCACGCTCTTCAGGCTGGGCAGGGTGAGGAGGGGCAGGAATGCGACGTGGTGGGACATCTCGCGACACACAGACAGCAGCTGGTTGACTAGTCGCTGGTTGTAGCTACCGATGTTGGCCAGCGAGAAGAGGGCGGGCGTCTCGGACATGAGCCAGGGTCGCGGGGTGCCGGGTCGCTTGAGCGTGTATAGGATGGGTGTGGTGTAATCAGACATGTGAGTAGCTCCTTTCGGTTAGTAGTCAGTAGTAGTTAGCGGTCAGTGGTCAGTCGGTGAAGTGCTTGATGTGATAGTAGGGATCGTAGATCCACACGTAGGCGATATGCTGCGGCGGCGCGAGGCGCTTGGCCCACTTAACACGTGCAGTGCGGCCGGGAGGCAGCAGCCTGTCCCACGAGCCATACAGCAGACCGGCGGCGTCCTCTCGTGAGTAGCGAGAGTTGAATGCTACCTTGTAGAGTACCAGCTCCCTGTCTCTGCAGAGGTATTGAATGGAGAAGCGGTTGCATGTGTGGTAGTACTCTTGGATCCTGGAACGGATGTGTCGCTTGACCTGCTTGGTAGCCGTGGCGACGGTCATACCGGGTGGCGTGCGCTTGGTGGTCACAAGGAAGTGTGCGTAGCTATGTGCATACTGCAGGCACTCAAAGGCTATGCGTAGGTCCTTGTCGCTTTCGATGTTACCGCTGAAGGCCCGATGGTATGCGGAGTGCGGGATTGTGGCATACATATGTCGCACCCCTCAGTCATCGTAGCAGTTCTCGCAGAGCCAGTCGCCGTTATGCAGCTCCTGAGCTTCGGACATAGGCACCACCTCGCCGCAGTCAGCACACTCGACAGCCTCGTCGTAGCTACCACCACAGACCGGGCAGCAGCTCATATGCTCGTAGGGTGGGGAGTCGAGGCCATGGGTCTCAGTGTACTTGCGAGGCTCATCGAACTGGTAGCTACAGTCGAGACAGATATACTTGTAGTCAGGCATTGCTCTTACCTCCTTCATCAGGTTGCCAGTTGTAGACAGCACGTCCACAGTTGTGGTTAGGATCATACAGGAACACATTGCGCCCAGCAGAGAGGGGCCTCGGTGCTTCGAACCACACGGTTTGCGTATGAGTGGCGAAGCCGCCGCACTGGGGACACGCGATGGTGAAGGGCGAGCGCTTGTGGGAGCGCTGCGACTTGCCAGAGACCAGACGTGGGTTGCACCTCTCTTCCACGCCCATGTCAAGCATCATCGTGGTGTGTGCTTTACAGTCATCACACACATAGACGAATGCCCCGTGTACAAAGACTGTGTGATTGATGGGGCGGGCGTTGCGCAGCTCTGCGATAGCGGTCATAAGATCATAGGTGGTACCACAGCTACCACACGTCAACTCAGTGCCGAGCGGCAGGATAGGAGAGACGTCGATGTGCTTGTGACACTTAGGACAGATAATAAGCATAGCTACCTCCTTACAGCTTGTTGAACTCGTCAGTAAGCTGCAGCTTGTACTTCTCCACCTCCGCGAGCACGGCGGCGCCGAGAGGATGCTTGATGGAGAAGTGTTCGCTGTTGATAACCATGCTGCCTCGCTCACTGGCTGCCTCGATGACTTTGTTGATGCGCCGCAGCGTGATTTGAATCTCACTCGCACGCTTGAAAGTTTCTTCGTTCATGTTGTACCTCCTTAGACTTGTTTCATGACGTCGCGGATGATAGCGGCGTAGCTGTCAGCATGCACATTCACAGTGCGCGTGCCACCACCCTTGAATGTGATGACCACTGTGTCGCCTCTGTCGATCAGCTCACATTTGACTACGTCCTCGCGCGTCTGGGTAAGCAACACACCGAGGTTGTGGACGAATGCTTCGCGGTCAACGAGCGCATCCTCCTCGTCCATGTTCCAGGCCTTAGTCTCAGACACGTCAGTAAGCCAGGTAGAATCACCGATAGCTTTAACTACTGGGAACTTGAGACTAGTGCCGCCGCAGAGAGGACAGGTGTAGTGGTTCTTGCGAACAGTCTCTTCAGTAAGTTTGGCGCCGCATCTAGTACAGGTATACACGCAGCCTCGCTGGGAAGAAGCCTGCTGCTTGTAGTCAGCGTAGCTAAGCATTTCATTGTTACAGACAGGGCAGCTAAGCGGCTTCACAGGGCCGGAGTACCCAAAGCCACAGGTCGGGCATTTGTAATGATTCATTGTTTCTTCTCCTTTCTGGTATCTGCTTTGCAGAGGGCGCGGCAGTGATCACGCCAGGCATCGTAGTCCCACGGAGAGTAGTTGGGATGCGTCTCGTAGAACTCGTTGATGAGTTCCTGAAGCCTCTCCTCACGCATAATCCCGGCATAGAACACACAGCAGTCAATCATGCCATCAAGCGTGTTGTAGCTGAAGTCGCTAATGCAGACGCCGTTTGCCTCTTCATAGCGCATAGCCCCTTCAGACCACCACACATCTTTGATGGTGCGCTGGGTCCCGTCCTCCATTTGGATGTGCAGCTCGCGGCCAGCGAAGGCCTTCATGCTTCCCCAGTTGCGATAGGTGAGGAAGTCCATACGACCGTCAGACGACTCACCGATGAGCATACGCTCGTGGCGCTTGAATGTGCGGTCGTAGATGAGCTGCTCGCGGTAGACCAGCGGCGCGGCCTCGTCAACTACGAAACCAAACCGGTTATTGATCTTAACAACCTCCAGGATTTTCATTGGTCACGCTCCTCTCAGTACTGATCATCAGGGATCTTAATATAGCGGACATCGTACAAGTCATCGAGAATGGCCTCGGCAATCTCAGCGTCGGTGGCGTTATCGTCCACGTGGATGTCATTGGTTGCTTCGCCAGTGCCTACATTAACGATATAATGAATCCACATTAGTCAAGCTCCTCCTCATCTACATAGTCAATGCTTGCACAGTTCGGGCACACAAGCTCGATACGGGAAGGATCCACCGGATCGTAGCGCTCAGCAGGCTCATCGAACAGACTCTCGCAAGTCAGGCAGTAGTGCATTAGATCCAGCCCTCCTCATCGCCGGTAGTCTTGAACTCAATCTCGCGCCACACACGCGGCACATCGGGCATATGTGCAGCTTCCAGCTGATCGCACGCGTAGCTAATAGACTGGCGGAGATCCAGCTCATCAGGGATGTCACGAAGATACTGCTCAATGCTGCGACGCTCATTCTCATTGAGCTGCTTGATAAACACCAGAAGCGTAACGCGGTCGCTGGCCAGCTCATACCATCTGCTAAACTCACACTCGTCAAACGAGAATGCAAAGGGATAAGCAGGATTGGCCAGAATGGTGCTGTACAACAGCTCGTTGCTGTTCCACTGGTGCAGCAGGCGGTCAGCATTGCTCTTCAGACGCTCAGCCCAGGAGAGAGGCTCCTTGATGCTATTGGTAGAATAGTTGTCTGCGAAGTTGCAGGCAGCTCTCCAGGTCTTAACAGAGAGTGGAATAGGTGCAGCAATGGTAGCCATCTGCAGGGAGCGCTGGAGCGCGGAACCCTTGGGGCACAGGCTCTTCAGAGTCTCGAGTTCTTCTTTGGTCAGCTCAACAGAAAAGTTAGTAGGCATGATTCATTCTCCTTTCATTTAGCGCCACACGGGCTTATGCAGAGTAGCTTCAGAACCGGGAGTTACTTCGATGACCAGGTAGACAGAGCTGTAGGCATCGTCTTTGAAGCGCTCCATCTTGAGGTACGTGAACGAGGTGTCGATGTTGTGGCGGAGCTTATCCATCTCCTCATCGGTAAGCAGTTTGTCGAGTGCTTCTTCGAGCGGCATGCATACCTCTTCAGCAAGCTCGCCCACTTTCTTATTGAAGGCATGCACGAGACCTTCAATGTTATCAAACGGCTCAGTCTCGCGCATATACCAATGATTGTAGCCCCAGCCACCTTCCTCTTCGCCACCATGCTCACGGTGCACCTCGTAAACAGTGAGCCATGCAAGCTGCAGCTCAATCTTATTAGCGATCTCGGTCTGCCGGTAGATCTGAGCAGCATTCATGGCGTTCTCGTCTTCTGCCCAGATGTTCATGTCACCATCGTCATCATATTCGATACTGGGCTTAACGAGCTGCCGCACAAGCTCAAGCTGCTCAAGGGTCAGGAAGATGGGATGAACAGTAGTTTTCTTTTCCATGTTGTACTCCTTTCAAGTCCAGGAAGCAGCTCTCATGCCGCTCCTCTATTATAAATATTATACTGCAAAAACTACGGTATGTACACCATATATAGAAATAAGGAAGGAGGCCGTTCCACTACGGTTTTCCGTAACAGAACGACCTCTCTTCTTATGCACGGATAATCATGTTGCACTCTTCATTGGTGCATCGCGCAAAGCAATCAGCGTTAGGGTGCACGTCCATGATACTACCGCATGCAGGGCACTTAACTACATAGGTGCCGTCTTTCTTTGCCTGCTCTATCTCATTGAACGTGGCAAGCAGCTTGTCTACGGGTACCTTACTCATGCTCGTCACTCCTTACACAGCGCCTGAGCAGATAGGCGGTAGTCAGCACACCGATGTCGTTGAAATAAGTCTCTGCCTCGTAGTTTGCCGCGCTGCCAATATCCAGTAAAAGGCCCCTGCAGCCAAGGAAATACGGAATGCTCGGCGCGGCGTTGATTACTACGTCAGCAGTCTCGCAAAGCTTCTGTACAAGCTGCTGGCTGCTCTTGCTGTGTACTACAGACACTGCTGCGTTCTGCTTAATCAAAAGCCCGGGTAGACCTTTGACAGCATGTCCTCTGCCGATGATCAGCACGTGCTTACCATGTAGATTTACCGCGTTGCTGAGCAGTGCAGCCGTCGCTTCTGCACAGGCACTAATACCGTCATAGTAGCTACAGTCAATATCCTGCGACTTGAGAAAGAGCACAGCGTCAGGCGCACAGGACAAATGCTCAAAGTCTGCAACGGCAGCGGCAGCATCTGGCACGCGAGCAATAGGCGTCCAACAGCTAACAGTCATGCCGTAGCCACTCGCACAGCGCCAAACGCTGCAGAGAAATGGGCTGCGCGTGATGTCACCTACCAGGAACAGTTGTCTGAGCTTCTTGCTACGGATGTACTCCTCAGATTCCTGGAGTAGCTCCGTCTTCACCATCAACAGCTTCTTCGTTAACGGCATTCTTCTTTGCCTCCCTTGTATTTACAGTGTCTTGGTTATCATACCAGTCATGCAGGATGCGCGCGATCTTTTCATTTGTGGGCTTTCTGAAGTGTGGTGCCAGCACAGCTAATACGTCATCCAACATGTCCTGTGCGCAGGTATCAATCAATTCCTGTGATATCGGTCTGTGGTATTCGTCGTAGATTTTCTGATCCGGCCAGAGGCGTCGTACACGGTCTGCAAACTCGTGCACTATCATGTCCTTGCAGGCCTTCTTCACATGATGCTTGATTTTCTTTTTCTTTCCCATGCAGTTGCCTCCTATGAGACTCAACCCGCAGGCGCAGCATATGTTCAATAAGCAATTCCGGATTACTCATGCAAGCAAGCTCAGTCTCGGAAATATATACAGGACTGCGATATAGAGTAGTACCGTCATAGCTCTCAAAAGCTATCCTGAAGCCTCTTGGGTCGCGCGTGACTGAAAAACCGGTGATGCAATCAGGGTTTGCGGCGGCTACTTTCGCAACCGCCCCAAACACAAGAATCCTCGTGTTATAGTCACTCACACATATCCTCCTCCATGCTGTCCTCGTAATCATCAAAGCGCCGGAGAATTTGGTTGAGAACTTCCTTAAACGTATCGTCATAGATAGGCAAACCACGCTCAGAATCGTACCCAAGCTGCGGACGATACTTAGCTTTGAGCGATTCGTACACGGTTTCCTGTAGATATTCAGGACTAAGTCCCTTTTCTACCCACTCATTGACGTCCTGCGTAAGCCAGATATTGAGGTCCTCGGGAATATCGATCTCCGTAGGAATGTCGACAGTAGATTGCCGCGCCTGCTCCTGGGGCTGCTGCCCATAAAAGGCGAGTAGCTTATCAACAGCAGTTTCAGCCGCCGGCTTCTTTTTCTTACTGCCATACTCAGGTACCTGAAGGCCTTTTGCCTCAAGAGCCCGGTACAGCTGCAGAATCTTGGAGACAGTCTCGCTGAGCTGACTGCTCTCTGCCAGCGATAGACCGCCCTTATCGAGCTGCTCGCGGGCGCGCCGGTACGCGGTGTTGATGCTCTCACAGTCACGACAAATACGATACCGGCTGGGCTCATTCTTGCCACGGCTGTACGTATACGGACGGAAGCAACTATCTTCCTTTAGCATTCCGCACTGCTTACATCTCTTCAAAGCCAATACGATCATCCTCCTTCAAACGCTGACCGCAGAATCTACAGAAGCGGTCGCTCTTGTTAAGCACACAGTTACACGACGGGCAAATAAGGTACACGTAGTCGTTGCCGGTCTGCAGGCTGTTGGTGCGCTTCTCCTTGATAGGCCGCATCACAGTATCACGGGCTTCAAGCTCCTTACGATAGTTGACTCTGTGAGCCCTCTTGAGATCCTGAACATTCTTGCTGGTAGTTTTGAAGTAGCCCTTACGAACTGCCTTTGCACAGTCTACGCAGTACCGAGCATTGCCTGCTCGATCAGTAATGCTCTTACCGCAGATAAGGCACTTCTTACCCTCTGCCATTTACATATCACCCTTTCTTGAATCGTTGTACTTTTCGTGCTGTAAGATTGCACGCTTTGCACTCAGTGCGATAACGCTCAACACCACGGCCATCCCGGTATTTGTAGAACTCAGACAGCGGCTTTTCTACGCCACAGACGCTACACTTCTTCTTAAGCACAGGCTCTGACTCAAGAAGACTATATGTACCAGGCAGCTTAAGTGCACGTGTATCGAAGTGTTCTGCACACATAAATGCCCAGGGCCCATAGGTGGTTTTAGCATCGTAGATAGCTGGTTTAGAGCAGAAGTCGCACTTCTGTCTGATGTGTGCCATGCTTTACCTCCATACTATTATTATACTGCGAAAGTTACGATTTGTAAACCTTACGGCTTACAGCAACGTCTCGGATTTTTCCTGCAAGAAGGCATAGACAGCTCTCTGCAGAAGATGCTCGGAGTTACTGGCGGTGAAGATCCGCTCAGTAAAGATGCCGGGGCGCTGCTCCTCTTCAGCCTTGGTATTGTAGCTACGCAGCGTATCCATCATGGCGGAGATGCCATCAGCATAGTTAACCACGTAAGCCTCCATGAACTTAGGGGTCACCGGGCTGCCGAACTCTTTGCTACCGTGGTGGCTCAAGATGATGTGGCCCAACAGTCTGGTGATGTCGGGATGCTGCTGAGCAACAACGCTCTGTTGCAGCCGATTAAAGCCCAGAGCAATGTGGTCGAGCAGCGTGCCATCAGTAGACATATTGACAGCGGGCCCATCGATCTCGTAGGTGTCGATCTTACCAATGTCATGAAGCAGCGCGCCAGCGATACACAGATCCTCGTTGACATCGTAGTTGAGCATCTTCAGACACGCCGCAATCTTGCTGGACAGCAAAGCTACTTCACAGGTATGCACTAGGTTACCGCCGGCACCTACGTGGTGCACACCGATAGCGGAGCTTGCAGAGACATAACGTGAGGATACCTGGTTGTAGACATCAACAACAATACTACGCAGCGTCTCGTTCTCGATGAGCGCCAGTACGTTGTTGAACACACTCACATATTCCTGTATATTATCTACATACTTGACACCAAAGGCAGTCTTATCTTGGTTATCAGACCACCGCATAACAATGTTGTTGAGCTGCTTTTTGCCCATGTACTCACCAGCCACTGCGGATACATCATAGACACCGAGCTCGGGCAGCGCGGCGGCCCAGTCCCAAATGTTACCGGTTACAGTATCGGTGCCGTCACTGAAGGTGGCCTGAAGGTAGGGCTTATTAGCTTTGGTCTTTCTGATCTCTGCCTTGGTAAGCACAAGTCGCAGGTTGAGGCAATCGCCAATCTTCATAGTTTTCAGGTCCATAGTAAGTACTTCCTTCCGTTTAGGTTGTTGCGCAGCGTAGCCACGCTCTCTTTCATATTGTGCTTTAGCTGCCAGGTATGCTCCCTCGTCACAGCAAAATTCAGCTTCACTCATATTGGCCTCACATTCATATCAGATCTATCAGCACCACAGTACCGGCACTCTTGGATGTCTGGATTCTCACTTTCAAACCACTGGTAGCATCTGTGGCACTCGTAGATATAGTGTTCGGGTGCTTTGTATCCGAGAAGCCCTGCACCTACATATTTAGCAAGATTTTCTACCGGCTTTGCACGCTGCATTCGCATGTAGATTGCTATGATCTGGTCATCAGGCATCTTGCGAAGTTTCTTCTCCCAGCCAGGGTATCTTGCTGCAAGGTGCTCTCGCATATGCCATACTTCCATAGCTACCCTCCATAAAACTCATGGTCCGCAATGGTACCTATGTACGGCTTAGTTCTCATCCACTCTAATGCGGAGGGGCTGCTTCTGCTCGGGTTACAAAAGAACAGAGTAGTTTCAATGAAGGCTCGCTCACCTTCGTAAAGCACAGCATGTACAGCTTCGCTTGCCAGCGGGTACACGCTGATGTCTTTACTATAGGGTGTAGCAAACTGGTTCTCGGCGTAGATGACATCGGTTATACTATCACCATATCCAGCTACGTATCTGTCACACACTACCTGTGCCACAGCTACCTGTCCCTCGTACGGCTGGTTACCACTCTCTGCGATAACAAGCCGTACCAGCAACTCTTCTTCTCCTTCGGCCACTGGAATGATGGGCTGCGGCTCTTCTTGCTCCTCTTGTTCTTCAAAGTCGCCCACGTCTACTGGTAGCTCCTCTACTACGTCAGCCAGCGCATCCTGCCTGATCTCGTTGACTACCATCTCGGTCATGTATTCAACCTGCGCCTCGAGTGCGTTTATCTGCCGCTGCATTGATACGGTACCAACTACGTAGGCAGCGGGCACCACAGTGACACCAAGCAGAGCCACTGCACTGAGTAGTCGGTCAACTACTCTCTTTACGTTTTTCGACACGCTTCTGTACCTCCTGCATATAGAGTAGCTCCACCTCGGAGTCTGAGAGCTTATCAACACTGTAGCCAGCCGCAATGAGTGCTGGCTTACAGGCAGCTGCCGTGAAACTCACAACCGGATAGCCAGGGCACGCCGGGTCGCCGGCACACATACCAGCAGCATTTACTTCACTGCCGAAATGTGCACAGTTGAAGCAGGCAGGATTTGCGACAATGTCAGGCAGCGCTTCCATAAGCTTGGCAGCGTGGATACTACACCACTGTAACACGGCAGGCTCAATGACCTCGAAGTCCAGCAAGTAGAACGGATATGCCTCAGATACATCGAGATCTGGCATTGCTTTACTTGCTGCTACCAGTCGTTGATAGGCCGCCTTGAACTGCAGTAGGGCTACTGCCATGTTATACTCTTTAGTAGTGCCAATCATTCCTCTACCCCCAGTCCGAGCTCTGCTGCCTCTTTCTTGGTCATGGGCAGAATCATGGTAGCCTTTTCCACCGGCTGCTTAGCAAACTCCAGATACTTGGTGTGCGTGCAAGGACCGCCGTTAATATGACAGTTGGTCTTCTTGCAGACAGTGTTCTTCTCGGGGTCACACACATAGTGGACCACGGGCTGCGGCACCTCTTGTGCCTTGTTCTTACGGGCTCTGCGTCTCTGCTCTCTGTTCATCTTGTACCTCCTTGAATGTTACTAGGCAAGGGCAGTCGCCCCGCTCTGCTGGGTCTTTGTGCCACGGATTAAGGTAGTGACAAATGTCACCGTGCTGCAGCGTACAGCCACCGTCGTAGTGGAATGGACAGTCATCAGACCAGTAGGGCATCTCATCTACAACGAACTTCATAGAATACCCTCCGACCAAATGTCATAGTCCCTCATCTTCTGGAGCATCTCCTCGGGCGGCCTGGTGGCTTCTACCTCGATGTCTGCCTTTTCACGCCAGGTAGGAGTACACTTAGCTACATCAACAGTGACCTCAACTCTGAACAGTTCTCGCTCAGTCTGTAACCATCTTAAATATCCGATAAGCTCCTGCTCATCATCATGAATGGCATTGAGCAGCGAGTCATGCACCTGGAGAATCATGTAGGTCTTAAAGTTGTTTGCCTTAAGGAACTTATGAATCTCAACCATACGAGACTTCGTGGAATCGGCAGCCGAGTTGTGCTCATAGTAACCTTCGCTCACATAGCTGTGGTCATCACTGTGAATCTCAATGTCGTACATAGGCATATAGCTGTCTGTAAGTTTAAGCTCAGTTACCTTATTAAAGTTACCATTCTTCAACAGTCTATACTGCATAGAATCAGTAAGCCCAAAAGCCTCAAGATATTGCATGACGCGCGCTTTTGAACCACGGCCTGCTTTGAAGGCAGCTACTACGCTTTTATCACTACGCGGCAACGCTGCATATAGCGGGTGCTCGTGAATAAGCTTATAGCAGTCATGCAACAGCTCTTTCGGTAGACCTTTCTTACTGTTGACAGCAGCTACCGTCATGTACCACTCTTCGAAACTGCGCCGCCGCACGCCTACGTACTTTATAAAACGAGGCAGTGCCTCAGGCATTATGTGCACGCGGTATGCAGTACACGTAGCCTGCTTATAAGAGCTGAATCTACACGCGATACCTAAATCGTTCATCAGGTACCAAACACCTTTTGCCAGCCGCTCACTGATACTTGTGAATACGGCATATGCCCCAGTGTAGCCGCCGTCACTATCCCAGAGACCTTGCAGCAGGCCTATCTTCTCCTCAGTGCTCGCTGTGAAATAGTGGTCACTAAAGCACTTATACTGCGCAGACACTGGTGATACGCCTCGCTCCTGTAACTCGCGTATTACTGCAGCATTCCCCACGTTCAGCCTATAAGCCTCACCAGCGCTACCTAAGGAAGGATGTATTTCGCCTGCAGTATATCTACCACACACTTCAGAGAGAATGCTCAGTTTTTCGGCGCCACCGCACAGCGTTACGTAGTGTCTTCGCAGTGTGCCGTCACCCAGCGCGTACCCGGCTAGCCAGTCAAGTCCATAAGGCTCTACGGTTGGCAGCATATCATCACGCGTATAAGTATATAGATAATCATCTTCAGTAAGGTCTGCAGCTTTGACGTATCTAATCTCTTTGTTATTGTATACGCCAAAGCGGTGTTCTGGACTACAGAGCTTAGACGCCATAGCAGTAGCTACAGTCATGACGCGCTTGTCGCCAACCGAATGTACCGTAAAGTCAGATGTCGTTCCGGTTTGCGTTACCAGTGTATGTGCCACGGTTAGTGCATCGAGTCGTACGTACCCCTGTGTAGTGAGTACCTTGTTACCGCCCGGTTGACATCCCTGAATCGCGTAATTAACACAGGCATACTCTCTGCCACGCTCAATGCACACAGGACGATTGAGAATCGTGCGAACACGCTTACGTTCGCGAGCTACCTTGTTTGCTGTGTTGATGAAGATGTCTACCTCAGGAGCGTTCTTCAGGAACTTCTTCATAACCATGGATGCCTCTTCAATGGGCAGACCAGTCATAGTAGCAACCTTGGCAGGCCCTGCACCATACACGATAGCAAACTCCACGGACTTAGAAATGTTACGGAGCTCCTTAGACACTTCATCATACGGTATGCTGTAGATAATAGAGGCAACAGCCTTGTGAATATCACCACCACGTGTGATGATGTCAGTCAGATACTGTGCTTTACTATAATGCACCAGAATGATAGACTCTTGCGACTTAAAGTCAAAGTCATACAAGGTGTAGCCCGGTGGCGCAATAAAAGCGCCTCTTACACGAGAATCGCGGCGGCGCGGCATATTCTGCATAGATGGTGCACTGATAGAGAATCTACCCGTCTTAGCTTCCATTGTATTGATGTTACAATGGACTACTGCCTGAGCATCACGCATATCGTATAGCTTAATGGCAAAGGTATTCAGAAGCTTCTCAGCATTCTTATAGGCTTGGATCTCCTGAATAAGCGGCACACCCTCATTCTCGAGCCGCTCCATCTCTACCTTGTCCAGCTTAGGGTTACCTACTACGATACCCTTAGCAAGCATGGCCTCAGTGGGCGGGCGGCGCTTGATCTTAGAACCATAGCCGAGCTGCGTAAGCACATCTGCAACTTGCTGGGTAGAGTTGATGTTGAAGCGCTTGCCTGCAGTCTCATAGATTTTACGCTCTGCCTCATCGGCCTCTTCTGTGAGTTCAGGGATAAGCTTGTCTTCATAATCGAGGTCCAGCATAATACCCTGTCGCTCCATCCAATATGCTACTAACAGCATCTGTTGCTCAATGGCGTACACCCTATCCTGCCCACCTTCGAGCATTTTAGGATACAGATACTTAAAAGCAAACAGCGCATTCCAAGTATCTGCACAGGTGTACTGGGTCATGAGCTCGCGAGGGAACTGTCGGTAGTCCGTTATTCTATGTAGTGCCTTGTAGCTGTCGAGCATATGCTCAAAGATTGTGATGGTGGGATACAGTGCATCGTCATGAATCTCATCAGCTACATCACACAGATTGTGCGTAAACGCGTCGGGTCGTTCAAGCTTGCTAAGGTGTAGCGTGTCGAACAATTCTCCCAGAATGTTTACACCTACATTCGCAGTCATATGCAGATCGAAATCAATGTTGTGACCTATCTTGCAGACTCCTCTGTCTTCGAGCAGTGGCCGCAGCTTCTTGAACTCCTTAAACTGGTTCTGCAGGGTATCATAGACGGCGAATGAATGCATGCCATCACTAAACGACATACAGAAGGGAAAGTCATTCGGAATGTACTTTGCGCCATTGCCTTTAATCCATCGACGTACTACGTTCTCAGGCATCATATTATTGGGAACGCCTGTGTAGAACGTCTCAGTATCATACGCAATGAACTGCTTACCAGGTAGAAAGTCAAAGGTTGCCGGCTTAATAGTGTCTAGGACCTCTTCGGCCGAAGCCTCGATGAAGAACGGTTTGATGTGCTGAGTAAAGCTACTGGGATCATACTGTAGCGTACTGCGTGGTACTATGGTAGCATCTTGCTTTCGCTTGATTGCCATACCTGCTCCTTTCCGAAGCCATAATCATTTTGTACGACTCCTTGTCTATAATTAGGGAGCCGCTATCTGCTCCCTAATTATATTATACTATATTTTTCGCGGTACGTAAACCTTACGGCAAACTTTCGCTCTTGTCGAGCAGCTCCTTGCCTGCAGCGGTGAGTACATAGTAGTAGCGCTGACGCTTTAGATTGGTAGTAACGGCGTACTGCTCAATATAGCCCTTATCTACCATTTCCTGAAGGGCTACACGCACCTTAGAATCTTTGATGCCAGAAGCTGCAGATAGCATGCTGCGCGACATATACCGCAGATGTTGAATTTCATTAAGCAGCGTGATAGCCCGCGCCATAGCTACAACCTCTTCATCAGAGATTCTGATTGTGATTTCAGCCATTGTGGTTCACCATCCTAATCACGACCTCCTTCGGACCAGCAGGACTAAATGCTCTGTACGTACAAGTGAACTGACTACCGAGAGCCGTGGCCTCAAGTGTTAACTTGTGAAAAGCTGCCTGCTGGTCAGGGTCACTGAGATCAAACTGGAGAGAGTGGCCGAGCCGTAGCTTGTCGAGGTGGTCTTCTACCAGTAGACGCTCGCGTTCTATGCAGCGCACCATGATACCGGCGTTGGCCAGAACCTCCAGGCCGCTTTCATCCTTGTAACTATCCACGTAGTAGACAGCCGAAGCCCCTGAGTTCACGATTAGTGATGCGCACGTTACGCAAGGGCTTAGCGAACAGAAGAACACCTTTTGCGGATCAGCTACCGTACACTTGGCCAAAGCATTTGCCTCTGCGTGGACACAGGTATACTTACCACCGAGTGTGCACAAACAGTCAAGACCATGCCGCGGCCCACCATTGATGCCGATGGAGTAGACCTGTGTACCATCTTTATCCGTAATAATGGCTGCCACGCCTTTGTCCTTACACTTGGACAGAGTTGCCAGGTTCATTACGAAGTCTCTAAAGACTTCAATACGTCGCCTGTTCACTCACTCACTTCCTTTCAGAACTTTTTCTTCTTTGAAACGCTTCATATACGGAAGAAGTGGATCCATGTAGATCCCATGGTTCCGCATTTGCTGAAGTAGGTACATACGTGTAGTCTTCTGTTTATTGAACTGACTGCTGCTAGAGAATACCTTGTAGCGTTTGACTGTCTTAGTCACATCCTGCCTACCTGCATTATGTGCTTTGTAACAGGCATCACATAGAGGTATTACATTCCACGGTGTATGCTTGCCGTTAAGCATTGTTGGGAAGTACTTTGCACGTATTTCAATGTGTCCGCCACAGAAGGCGCAGCCATTAAAAAACTTACAGGCCTTTTGCCATTCAGCTTCAGTAAGCAGTTTAACAGGAGCTGCGGCGATTACCATTCGCCATGCTCGCTCATACTCTTCTGCATACTTGTAGAACAGCTGCTTAGCTTCCTTCTCTGTTAGCGGGTCACCATCTAGATACTGATCTACATACACACTCGCGTTTATGCAGGTCTTGCATATACCTGTCTCAACATACACTGTGCCCAGCTCTGGGACATTGACTGCACGAATCTTTCTCCAACGAGGAGGTATCCAAACCTTACCACACCTGTCACACATCTCTCTAACTACAAACGGGTTACCGTCACGTAGCTCGAGTTTGTATAAGCTCCAGTCAGGCTTTTCCTGCTTTGCCTTTACAAAAGAGGTATCGAGCAGTGTGACAACCATCGGGACGGCCATGGCAAGCGCCGCAAGGTTTGGAGGGTCTTCTCGTGGTGCAATGGACTGAGGGTCTGTATACCCCTTCTCTACCTTACGGCGCTTTGGCATGTTACCACCTCGCAGCTGTATCGTACCGGACTACAGGCAGATACCGCACGCAGTGCTTCATAACGTCAGCATAGCGCTCAGCAATCGCTTTGAGCTGCTCATACTCTGTTACATATTCCTCTCCGCGTGCTCTGCAGCGTGCCCACAGATTCTTGACAGGAGCAGTACAGTAAATGACCATACCACCACTGTTGGCTACCACCATAGCAGCCAGCATATCTGCATGCTCCTGCGTCATCTCATGACGGCCACGCATGACAGGTCCATAGACCATATCAGAATACCAGCTACGGTCGAAGATATTGAGCGCCTCAGGCCGGCAGTTATTGATAGCCTCGGCATACTTCTTGTAGTAGTTGAAGGCCTCTTCATCATTTGCCGGGGCGCCGAAGTGGTGATAGATAACGTCGCGGGAGCCCTGCTCCAGCTGGTCAATGAGAGTAGTCTTGCCAGCACCATCCGGTCCTTCTACAATCACAATCACTTCTCGTCACCTCCCAGTCCAGGAATGTCACAGACGCCGCCGCGGCACTTCAGCTCAGCACAGCCAGGCACATACTGCTGACGGATGAGCGGGTAGTTGACATCCAGGAAAGCGGTAGGCAGAAAGCAGTTGTGTGCCTCCATATAGGCATCCACAACAACGTCGTGGTAGACGTGCTTGCAAGACATCTTACCTTCCTTACAACCGCCCTCAGTGCAGAAAGGACCAGCGTTGTCAAACATAGAACTACATCTGATCAAGGCCTCCCACACCAGGTTCATGACATAGGCGGTCTCAGGAGTGTTGCGGCGGCACACGCGCTGTGCTATCATGTGCTTCCACTGGAAAGGTGTAGCACCAATGACGATCACATTGCGCAGGCCATGAGGCATCATATAACCAGCGGAGTCGTTATCTACTCCCTGCTTAATAGCCTGCTCATACTCAGCCATGGCCTGCCGCTGTGTCCGCAGATACCGGTTGACATAGTAGTGCTCTTCATACTGAGCCTGGCCCTCGTGCATGGAATCCTTGACCATCAGCTCATAAGGCACACAGAAAGCCCCATTGTCACTGTAGTCAGAATACTGCAGACTCGCAGAGATAAAGTGCACGTCATCCTGGTGTCTGGTAATCTGGGCCAGGAAGCGCCGGGATGCACCGACGATGGCTACATTGATAAAGGCAAACCGCTGAATGTTGGGATGCGGCAGCTCACACATGCGCTTGACAATATCTTCGCTATAATGCCGGCTATACAACGACATGAAGTCAGCCATACTCTTGATATTGTGGCCACGCTGGGTAAGCCGCGCCCCAGCTACCATCATACGCTCGCCATCAGTAATGGCGTCTTCGTTAAGAATCTTAACTTCGATCTTGTTCATTACGAACAGCCTCCTCTGTAGTTTTTCTGATGCGCTCAGCAAGACTGGGCTCCAGCCCTGCAAGACACTCCTCAAACTCGCGGCGTAGTACACTTAGTGCAATACCTAGCGTAACTACATCCACATCACAGTCTATGGTATGTATACCTGTAGATGGATCGTACGATGCACTGAGCTTTTGTGGAGCGCAACTTAACTCAGCTGTTGGCTTACCGATTACTCTCAGAAACATCGTAGCCTCCTGTGGAGCCATAGCAGCCAGTGCCACGCTCACTGCTGGGCGCCTCATCAGGCTTAATGATAGGCATGTCACAGCAGACACAGGGCACAATCTCGAGCTGGCAGAAGCGCTCACCTTTCCTGATAGTGATGGGGACCTTGCTGATGTTCCACACGACCGCATGTATCTCGCCACGGTAGCCACTGTCGATTGGGTTATCAATGGGCAGCAGCCCTTCCTTACCAAACGAGCCACGCGGCTTGATGGCAGCTTTATAACCGAAAGGCAACACCGTGCCAAAGCCGAGTTTTACATCTACCATGCATTGTGGCTCCACGGTGAAGGTATACGGCGCATAAATGTCCATACCGGCATCATCATGATGCTTACGCACGGGCATCTGCTCTGCGCCAAAGTCAATGAGCATAAACTCAGGCGTAACAGTAACAGGCATTTTATCACTCCTTATCGAATATCAAGAGACAGCGAAACATTCTCAGAAACTACCTGAGCATATATCTCAGGTGCGATGGACTGAAGAAGGTCAAAGTCGCAGCTACGCCGCGCAGTCTTCTTCACAGTCACAGAGTTAGTAGCTGTCATGGCGCTGGGGCTCTTGCCGATTTTAATCTTGATTTGTGCATACACGGCATCTTTGATGTCCTTAAGCACCTTAGCCTTTTCGCGCAACTGAATGTACGAAGTAATCAAGCGCTGCGACTCCTCGTCATCCAGAATGAGTGTGGGCGCCTCATCTACATCAGGGACTTCATCTGCAGATTCGGCTTTCTTAAGCAGCTCCTTATCTACCGCAGTAGCCTCGGGCTCAATACCTGTTACGATGTGGTTGAGCCAGAAGTCATCCGCTGCTGCCACCTCTCTTGTAAAGAGCTCAGAGTCTGCTGGCAGGTCGTAACTGTAGAGATGCTGCCCACCTACCAGACACACAATGGTATAGGCGCCGAGACGCGTAATACCACAGTACCAGTTTGTCTGGCACATGTAGTGGAAGGGCAACGGACCGTTTTCCCACACGCTCTGGTTATATGCGCTGGTAGTCTTAATCTCGAGAATACCGGTAATCACCTGGCCATCATCGGACAAGGTGAAACCATCGATATTTGCCAGCAAGTATGGACGCTCATCATCCTGCAGAATAACAGGAATATGTACATACTTGCGGTTTTCTCTGAGCGCCCACTCGTCTGCAACAACTGTCTCGAGTAGATTGCCCCAACGAGCTGCTTCAGACTGCTGCGGCGGCTTGTCATCAAACATGCCCATCTTAGACATCCAGATTTGCCGTGGGCTGTTCCAGTGGTTCTCGCCCATAATCGCAGCTACCTCGCTGCCACCGATGCCAGCCCGCCGCTCACGCAGCCACTCCGCTTTGTCTTTTTCAGGAGCAGCTACAGAGAACAAATGACAGCCGTCCAGCTGGGTAAGGTACGTTGCCCACTTGATAACAGTCTCAAGAGGAATTTCAGGACGCCCCTTCTGGATGATGGTAATTAACTCAGCTCTTGATTGCATTGCCATCCTCCGTAGTCTTCACAGGCTGCAGCACGCACTGCATGCGGATACCAACTTCCTTAGGTGCAGTAAGATCCACCATCTTACCGGGCGCCAGCTGCAATACACTGGTAATATAGGTACGCTGCGTCACAATGAACAGGCGGCCATCAGGTGCTACGAACACATCGCCCTTGGCGGGGAACACACAGTCTGTGTCCATGCCCATGATATGCTCACCATCAACAGTAATCAAATCTACTCGCATAGTATCCTCCTAGATTTCAGATTTTTGGAAGCGCCTCTTACGTGCCTCAACACATTCTGTGTCAGATAGCGGCCGCATTAGCAGCTCCTCGATAAAAGCAAGGCCAAGCGGCGTACGCTTATATTCACGTCCAGCTTTTTCGATAATGGAGCTACTGAGCAAGAACTGTAGCAGATTCTTTAGCTCATCACGGTCAAGGCCCGTAGCATCTTCGATAGTGTCTCTGCCAAAGAAGGGTAGCTGATATAGCGCCCTTATTATTTCGGCGGGCTCGTGGCTTACGAACGGGATAGAAGCAAACTGCATGCGGAGGCGCTGCATCGCTGCATCAGTAGTATCGCTGTTTTCAAACTCATCAGCAGAGAAGCGGTCATAGCCAAGCGACCTACTATTGTAGACAGACATCAGGTAGTCTACCACGAACTCCACGTGCTCTGGCTTAACTATGACGTTCGTGCCATCATCCGTGGAATATACACATGCAGCGGCAGCTACGGCAAGTCGTGCAATCTTGAGGCGCTGGTCAGCAGGTTCTACGAGCGGAATCCTGGATGAATACGTGCGTCCCATTTTAGAAGCAGTCTCAAGAATAGTCTGTACTGCCTCGTCAGTAAACACGATATTCTCTGGACGCCGCGACCATGCCCACATGACGCGTAGCTTGCACTTATCACTGGTGAAGCGGTGCTGGAGTGCTGGCATGTCTGCAACAGACTTGTTCACAATATCCGCGTCAACTTCACCAGAAGCAACAGCAACAGCAAAGTCTAAGCGCCGCACGTCTTCTGCCTTACCAAACAGCTTAAGCACAGCAGATACACCGTAGTTTTCTGCCTTCAGCTGTCTGCCGTTTCGTGGGTTTGAAATGAAAATCATGCGTGTTCGTGAAGTGGTCTCTGCAGTAACTACACCAGTAGCCTTGGCAATACCAGAAGAGCGCACATCAGACATCTTTGCCAGGTCATCCTCTGACATACCAGATAGCTCGTCTACGCACAACAAGCCACCATCGTTTAGTGGCATGGCACCCCACATCAGTGACCAGTTGCCCTTTGTGCCGGCCTGCTGAATGTTATACACCAAGCCTGTACGCCTCGAAGATTCACCAGAGAGAAGCTCACCAGCTTTGTAGTGCTGCATGAGACGCTCTACCAGTGTGGTCTTTGCCTGTCCAGAGTCGCCGATAATAAGGCATTCTGCCCAGCCTCTCCGCACTCGCTGCTCTTGGAATACAAACGATAGAGCAGAGTGGTAGACGAGGTCTACAGCATATGCCACTTTCTTACGGTTCCAGATGTACGTTACATTGCGCTCAAGGTCATCATGGATTTCTGCGAACTTGTCAGCAACACTCTGTCCAGGTGCACACTGGAATTCCTTAAGCTGCTCATGTAGCTCGGGCGTAACCTCGAGTTCATCAAGCAGCTCTTTCTCAGGTATCGCCTGATCAAACACATATGTTGCCTTCTGGTTGTTGGGGTCTGGATGCATGTAGCCAACAAGCGTAAAGCGCTTATTTGTCGGAATGTTGTTGCCAATAATGTAGCCACTCCGCGCCACATACTCCTGGTGTGCAGCAAAACCAAAGTTGTCATCAGCCTTTGGAATCATGTGCACGGTCTCGAGGTTACCATAGCTCAATATGTCTATGTGGGCTCGGCCGCATTTGGTATTCACGCCAAGCAGGGCCTTAATGAAGGCACGCTGCTTATCATCAGGACAGTCTATGAGCTTGAGTAGAAAGGCATTTTTGCTCTGCAGGTGAAGGTCGAGGCGGTGCTGGCTACACAGGGTACAGCTACCACACAGCTTATTGTCCTCAGAGTAGTCTTCACACGTCAAGCGAATATCTTGTGGATAGACATATGGGGCACTCTCCTTACCTGCAACAAGGACAGGAATCTTAATACGTTTGCCAGCATATCGTGCGCCAGAAGACTGTGCCAGCTGTACTACTGGTACATCTTCCGTTTTATCCAGCGGCTCGAAAAAGCTTCTAAACTCCTTCGGCGTGTAGTGATACTCGATGAAGGCATCGGTGATGTCACCTTTCTCTCTGAAGTCGCTGGGCCACTTCATTACGTACAGCTTAACAGGTGAGCTGCGCAGATTCTCTATCATGTACTCAGTGGCTCTTTTACCCGCATCATCATTGTCATAGCAGATAAACACGGCTTCCTTTTGTTGAAGGAGCCTGAACCACTCAGCCTTAAAGTTTCCTGCGCCTGCTGTAGCCGTACATGTAGGAAAGCCTGCCTGTTCAGCAACAATGCGATCCCACTCACCTTCACACCAGATCAACTTAGGGCAGTTCTTATCGAACAGATGCTCAATACCAAAGATTCTATCTTCGCCATAAGCATTGCCGACAGGGTCTTCATAGTTAATCATCTTGGTGTTATCTTCATACGAGTTCCACTTATACCTACGGATGTTCACAAGCTCGCTGAACTCGTCGTAGATGGGTATTGTGACGCGTTCACCGTCCCAACCAATGAGAAAGCGCTTTAGTGTAGCATCAGAGATACCACGCTTTTCACGTAGCACGTCTCTAACTACGCCAGTACTTTCCATTAGTGCATTATGGTACTTGATTGGCAGACCTGGGTCTATAGCCGGTCTGCTATCTACGTCGGAAGGCCTATCAATATTGAGGGCGTCTCCCAAAGCGTACCATGCTTCTTGCTTACTCACATGGCGCGTCTCCATGTAGAACGTATGAATGTTGCCTTTAGAGCCACATGCATTACAGAAGTACACGCCAGTGCCGAGGTTAACAGTGAACGATGGATTACTATCTTGCCCAGCAAGATGGCGCTCGGGCCACGGACAGGTAGATTTAACTTCGTTGCCGTGTCGCCTATACTGTAGCCCGAGACGCTTGAGTTCATCTACGTAGAATGACTCCGGATCAATGCTGGACAGAATTCGGTTTCTGTATTCTTTCCAGCGCAAGAGTCACACTCCCCATCTTGCTTACAGCTCAGCTGCAGTCTCGTTATCAACAACCTCAGCACGGTTGTCATATGCAGTATCCTCATAGTCAACCTTGGTGCTGGACATATCCTCGTAGCTCTTGAACAGCTCGAAGGCGATTGCACGCTCCTCAGGCGTAGTCTCGCCGGCCATCTGGGTAGTGATGATGTACCACTTGTTGCGGTCCTTGGTCACCAGGCGGCTGTCCAGGGTGTACGCAAAGTTCCAGATAGACTGCCGCATGGACTTGGCGATGCTGAGCAGCTTCTTGCCCTCGTTGTAGTTGGTACGCGCGAAGGACAGAACCACAGGCATGGGGTTGCCCTCAAAGAAGCCCAGGAAGTTCATGTAGGCGGTGCAGCGCGGCTGCACATCCTTGCCGGTCTTGGAGTTGTCGAACTTATTCTTGCCACACTGTGCGCAGCTGCAGCTACCCTCATCGTTGCGGCCGATACGCCCATCATAGGAACGACAGAAGATGCGGAGCTCGGCGTTGCGGTCGGGATTCCACTCAATATTGCTGTAGTACTGCTTGATGGGAATGAACCGCAGACCCTTCACATTCTCCTGGGTCAGAGAGTTCAGGATGTCACCCTCATCAGCGACGCCGTCCTGCCGCTCAGGGCTCAGCGCGTTGATGACCTTGATTCGAGGGATAACGATGTCTTCCGCATTGGCCTCTTCAAAGCCGTGAACAGCATTGGGGTTGGCCAGAGCGTTCTCCTCGGCAGCCTGCAGAGCAGTGTTCATGTTTTCCATTTCAGACATGTCAGATTCTCCTTTATAGTAGTTTTATTATGTCAACTGCTTTCACAGTACGACACTATCAAGAAGGGACGTCAGGTAGCTTGCAAGCGTATCCGCCATCACATTGGCTATACACCAGTCAAGGCAAGCTACACGCGGAGGCACCTGGTGCTCGTGCTTTACACGATTGTAGATAAAGTCATCTACAATACGGTCCTCTTCAGAACCGCGGGTAGCAATGGCCTTTATGTTCATAAAAAGGCCGATACCAGTCGGATCTTTGGCCATTGCGCGCTTAGCATTGCTGGCAGTGTAGCTGATGAGATGGCCCTTAGTCCACTGCATAAACACGCGCTCCTCAGTGGCGTTAAGCTTACGAAGCATCTCATTTACTTTCTGCCACATGTCGCGGTTCTTAACCGGACCACCGGAACCCTGCCAACCAGAACGTTCCCAAGTAAGGCTCCAGCCCTTGGACACAGAGTTGTATAGATACTCAGAGTCCGTTACAATGATAATGGCCTCATCGGGCTCAGAGCGCTCCACTGCCACTTCAAGGGCACTAATGAGACCATTGAGCTCACCACGCTGGCTGGTAGACTCCAGGTTCTCATAATGTGCGCGGTAGAACAAATCACCGTCATCAGTTTGAACCCACGCTACACCAACACTACTACACTGCGGTGTGCCTTGTCGCTTGCAACCACCGTCGATAGAAATCAGCAAAGCTTATCGCCCCTTTCACAAATACACTTAAGAATACCGCGCTTGCTGCGCTGCGCATCGATGGGACATCTGGGCTGGAGCGCTGCGATGCCAATACCAGCAGCTTCAAGCTCTTCAATCTTTCTGGTAAACTCTTTTCTAAAAGGGCAGTTGCCATCGTCCCAGTACCTACAATACTCCAGCACTTTGTCTTTGTTCATCTTCATCAGTCCACGTCTCCCACAACGCGCTTAAAGATGGGACAGTTAAGACTGTAACCACCCTTTGCATTAGTAGACGCTCCGAAGCACTCAATCTCTACGAGCTTACCTACGACACGCTCAGGGTGTGCCCAGTACTCAGCGCGCTGGTAGTCTGCAAAGCCAGACCCAACGCCTACCCTGTAGGTAGTACCGTTTACGGTATAGCCGACTTCGATGCCACCGAGCATGCCGGTATACTTGTTGTCACCCTCATAGACGCCTATACAAGGCAGCGTGTACTCCGTAGTTGCTTTGATTTTCAGCAGTGTTTTGCGCGGGTTAGGATTCACCTCGTATGGGCTCGTGGCTTCTACAAGCATCACGCCCTCGCCGCCGGTTTCCCAGATGGGCTCTGCAAGGCGTACGCCATCTTCCTTTGTAGACACAACACCGAGAATAGGGAGCGGCTTTATATGCTTAAGTGTAGTTGACTCAAACATATCTACTAAACCTCTAAGAGGTTTCGCCCAACGCGGGAACAGCTCGATAAGCTTGTCCACCGAGGCCTCATCGCCTAAAAGGTGTGCTACAAGGGCCTTTCTGCCTACGGCATTGAGCCTGCTCATACCCTCATCGTAGTCTTTGATAGGAAGAACGTCAAAGCACAAAGCTTGCACGCCCGTCTTAGCTTGTCTGCTCCCGCGATTAAGTATTGATGCGCTTGCCTGCCGCAAAGCGATGTTATCAGAGAAATCACCCATAGCGACGCACTCACAGTCAAATACAAAGCCAGTTGGAAGCTGCTTTGCCTCTTCCATGATTTCCACCAGACCAAGATCTCTCTTTCCAGACCGGGTATATACCTCTACGCCAGTTTCTCTGGTAAAGATGAGTCGGCGGTTTCCATCAATCTTCTCAGTCACGATGTAGCTACCAAAGATATGGTCTGGGCACAGCGTACCCCGCATAATACCAATCTTTGGAATAAAGCCTTTGCCGTACACCTTGTTCAGAGTCGTTACAGAGACTCCAATCTGTAGGTCCTTTGTTACAAGACCTGTGGCAGCCCACTGCCAGTTCATATCAGCGCTATCAAAAATAAAGCCGTTCGCCATCGCGATGTCTGCTTTTGTGCCGGTGTTATGCTCTCTAAAATATTGCATGATTTCATCGATACTCATGCGCGCTGCGTTAGCATCAATGCCATCACCAATATCTAGCTTGGCTTGCTTCAAGCCCGTGGTAAAATACGGATCATAGATAAACTTAAGCACAGCCTTAAATCCATCTACGTCTGCATACCGTCGCAAAAGTGCTTCTTTTTGTAGCGTTGAACCCGTAGCCTGAATGTTGGATAAACAATCAGCTACTACCTGGAAATCCAATAGCTACACCTCCTTAAATTTTGGCATGCCATATTTTATTTAAGAAAAAGAAGCCTAAAGCCCCTTTATCTTACGCTGTAGGTATGCTCTGAAACCACCTTGTATTCTGCTGACATATGATGGAGACGTTGCACACATACTTGCTATGTCTCTACAGGTGGCTTCATAGCCAGACGCATTCCACACTAAAAGCACGTTACGTACGATACCGGATGTGCCAACGAGATACTCAGAGAAAGCTTCTTCTATTCTGTTTATGACCTCAGCATCCTCTGTATCTACTGTTGCACATAGATTGCTTTGCGCACTATACTCGAACATCGCACATTCGCGCTTTTGATATATAGCCTGTTTGCGTAGTTCGTTGTTAACTGCATTTCTTATGAGCGTACAGGCATACGTGCTAAACTGCGTCTTAGAAAACACATCAAACGTACAGATTGCATCCCATAAGGCTTCCCAAGCGGCGCTCTCGCAATCTGGGTTATATAGCTGCCCACTTGACGACAGCATAAAATAAACCAAGTTCTTGTGCTGAAGCAGAAGAGCATCGATGTCTTTTTCAGTTTTATTCAGCTTGTAAATCAGCTCAGACATGACGCTGCTCTCCTTATATTCTTATTATATCACATATATCGCGATGCGTAAACCGTAAAAGAAAATTTACTTTTCTGTGGCTCTCAGGAGAAGGGCGAACGCCTGCTCTACTGTGGTAACTACATCCGCAGTACCGCCAGCCTCTCTGACCTTCAGAATGAACTTTAGCTGGTGGGGCGATGGGGCGCCGGTATCATCCTTTGTCTCAATAGCTACAAAGCGGCCTTTGTAGCATACAAGCAAATCAGACACACCTCGCTTAGTTGCCTTTGACTCTCTTATTATAAGAGCACCCATAAGATCAAGCATCTCTTTGACGTTCTTAAGAAGAGTAGCTTCGTCAGTAGGTGCTACAGTAAACTTTCTGTAGCGGTCCATGCCGTTACTTACGTAGTACGCGTGTACACTCATTTCTCGTTGTGTCATCGCAGCGCCACCGCCTTTACATGCTCAAGCAATGCAAGAGAATCGTCTCGCTTATTTATGACGTTCTCATACACTATCTGATTCACGGACCCTCGTGCAGCCAGTACCAGGTATCTACACGTGTGTGGCTGTATCGAGATATGTCCGCAGATGCGTTCGGAACTCTGTTTGAGAGCCTCCCAGGAGTCGTTAATACTATAGTACACTGCCCAGTGTGCGACTGTGAGGTTAACGCCCATACCAACTGAGAGAGGATGCGCAAGGAGATACCTAAACTGTTTTGCACGGAAACCTGCGATAATATCCTCTCTAGCAGCTGTTGACGTTCCTCCTCGGATAACTCTAGCATCACTGCCGAGAAGTCCTTTGAGCATTGCAAATTCTTCTGCGTAATTAGCCCATATAATAACGGAAGCGTCGGGGTCGTTACGATGAATAAATTCAAGTGTCGTCCGTAGGACTCCGAGTCGCTCGAGGTCCCCGACTTGATAAACTTCTCTTGCATCCTCTGCTTCACCAAGCTTTCTACTGACGATATTCCTCTTGATTGCGTCAGAGTCAAGCACAAAGCCGCTTGTTATCTGACTTAGCTTAGCTCTTATAGACGCAGCCTGTTCAGCAGTTATAGTGGTGTCGTCTGCTAGTTGAATAGCCGCATCTGCTGCCATCTGCTTGTAGATCTCTGCAGTAGCTGCAGACATATCATACTCAACAACTTTCCATACCTTGTCTGCCATAGGCATAACCGACTGGTCTACAAATATGCTATGCTCTTTTATCTTCTGCATGAACTCGTCGTACATCACAGGGTTTAACCGCAGCTTTTCATATCTGTTGTCTCTGGACATATTTATGAAATACTTATTCACAAAATGCGTTCTAGCAGAGTTGAAGCAATACGGATCTACGCAGCGCATTTGTATGTAGTACTCATGCTCGCCATTCGGTGCCGGGGTCGCGGAGAGGTTGTACCACGAAGGCACCGTCTCACTTAGTTCCAAAGCCGCTTTTGCCGTAGCGCTGCGGTGATTCTTGAGCTTAGAAGATTCGTCGAATATCACCATGTCGAACTTAATCTTCTTTAGCAGCTCTAGATTATCTACAAAGGTACCAAGCGACCAAAGTACAACGTGACTCGGAGTAGTTAGGGCTTGGAGCTTTTGCTTCTCATTTTTGTAGTAGGCTACCACCTTGAGCTCTGGAAACTGCTTAGCATCAGAGAGCCAGTCTGGAATGATCGTTGCCGGTGCAACTACTAGACACCTCTTTGCCTTGCCGGCTTTAAGAGCGTTCAGCATGATCTGGTAGCTCATTCGCGTCTTGCCGGTACGCGTATCATAGAAGAAGTTAAATCTACGATTGTACTTAGCCAGGCATACGCCAAGGTTCTGATGATTCCATAGGCCGGCATATTCTTCGTCTGGACCATTCTGCAGCAGCTCAGATGTCATGCGGCGGCGCTGCAGCTCTTCATCGTAGTACTCTTTGATTGGTGACTGCAGCTTACTGGAATCTTCGATTCCGCGTAGAATCTTCAGCACCTCTGGAAGAAGATGAATGCTGCATCTATAGGTATCCCGTGCACGCTGCTTTTCAATACCCTTAACCCGATCTATAAGGGACAAAAAAGGTATATCAGTACTACTGGCGAGTATCTGGATGTAGTTCTGATATACCTGTATCTTGTTCATATTCAGTTCTCCTATATGGTACCGGTGATGGGACTTGAACCCACACAGCTTATGCCACGGGAACCTAAATCCCGCGCGTCTGCCTATTCCGCCACACCGGCATATTATCCATAACGCAACGTCTCCATAAAGTAACTATAGACACCGCTCTTAGTAGCTGCATCTATCTCCGTTTGCTGCACATGGCTAAATGGCTTGCTGCGCTGCTTGGGTGGTAAGCTAAAACAGCAGCGGTCACAAGCAACGCCATAACCGTTCGGCAGCTCTATTTCAAGAAGAAATTGGTTACATAAAGGACAGTGTAACATAGACTCCTCCATACACTCTATGAGGCAGGGCAGCGGTGATGAGCCGCTTCAGGATTCCCTATCAGAGCTTAAGTAATAGGCTACCTTTCGCTTCAGGCTTCCCTGCATATGGAGCTGGTAGACGGACTCGAACCCCCGACCTGCTGATTACAAATCAGCTGCTCTACCGACTGAGCTATACCAGCATATAGGGCGGGCCGCCGCCTCGTTTTCACGTCTATGACGGCGGCCCGTGAATACCCATACTCTATTGTAAATACTTATACTCTCCCCAGAATCATAATGCATTGCTACACAAATCCTGACGTGAAACCATACTTGCCACGCGGCCCAGCAAAGCCGCTACTGCTTCGGCACAGCAAATTCCAGGGGGAGGAGCTGGCTACACTGTACCAGGAAGGAGGCAGGCTGAAGAGCGGCGGGACACTGTAGTCAAAAAGCGGTATCACAGTGTCAGCGCGGCTATTGTGCATAACTGCTTCCTCCCTTCATGAAGTGGTGCCCAAACGGGCTGGTCCGAGTGACAGGATTCGAACCTGCGACATCCTGCTCCCAAAGCAGGCGCGCTACCAGCTGCGCTACACCCGGTTATCGTTCACTGCAAACAGGCTCACAGCGTTCGCCATAGATTAGCTCGTCTACGTCTCGCATCTACACACCTCCTAAAGGTTGCCGAGGTATCCGACGGAATGGATACCCCGGCTATTTGATTGTATGGCCGTCTGGGCCATGGTGGGCCCTCGGGGATTCGAACCCGGGACCAGCGAGTTATGAGCTCGCAGCTCTAACCAACTGAGCTAAGGGCCCATAGGTAAGAAGAAGGCCTACGAGAGGAGGGGGATCCACCCGTAGACCGTTCTTCCCCCTCGGCATATTTTTCGGTGTCTAAGATGCCAACCTCAGACCCTACGGTGCAAGAGACTGGATTCGAACCAGTGACCTTCGCTAGCCTCACGACGCGCTGACCGCTGCGCTACTCCTGCACGTATTAGGCGTATGGCTGGATTCGAACCAGCGACCCAGGTTTACCGAGGTTGCTTTCGCCGTGCACGACCTACTCTACCAGCTGAGCTACATACGCCTAATATTTATCACCGCACCCCTTAGGCCGAAGCCGTAGTCGGCAGGCTGCATACATTTCGCAGCGGGGGTGCGGTGTTGGTGGAACTGAGGGGGCTCGAACCCCTGGCCTCCTGCGTGCAAAGCAGGCGCTCTCCCAGCTGAGCTACAATCCCATAAAACCGGCCCGCATAATACGCTACGAGCCGGATGCTGCGTAACCCTCAACACAGCACCGCGTCGCCACTGAACAAGCACTCGGCGGTTTATCCGCCCTCTCGCTTCGACGCTTCCAAACGACAGAGGTGGTTGGGAGACTACCAAACTCCCATCCTATTGAAAGGAGTACTCTGTGGGTTGTGTGGAGTCGAACCACCGTGCGCCAGTCAACCCATATATCCCCTGGAGCAGAGGGGAAGTCAATGCTCCAGGGGCGGAAGAAAGGGGATTACTCGGCGTCCAGCAGGGACTGCAGCTCCTCGACGGAGATCTTGCCGGACTTGATGAGCTCGGCGACGGAAGCGGCGGTGACGGGGGCAGCGGCCCGGGCAGTGGGCTGAATGCCGCGCTTCTCCATCTCAGCCTTGACGCGCTCCAGACGCTCGTTGGCCTTGGTAGCGTCGCGGCCGGCCTTCACGGTCTTGTAGTGGACGGAGTTGGCGTTGCGGTACTCGATCTTCAGCTGGTCATCAGTCATCTCTTCCAGAGCGATGCCCACAACCGCGCCGCGGCGCTCAGCCTTGGGAACCTCATACTCGAACTCGATGGTCTCGCCGGCCTTGATGTCGTGGTCAGCAGTGTAGGTAACCTTGATGATGCGGGGCTTGGCAGGCTTCTTTGCCTTGGGGGTAGCGGCGGCGTCACCAGCGGCGAGCTCCTGCTCAGCAGCAGCGGCCAGAGCGGCGTTAACGGCCTCGGGATTGGAGAAATCAACAGCGGTGTTCTTCTCGTTAGACATGATACAGTCCTCCTCAAAAATATTTTATATTCTGAACCTCTGTCTGAGGTGATCAGCTACTCTTGCTTACATTCTTATTATAACGCGTTCACAGCCTTTTGTAAATAGGGTACTTGTACAACTTTTTCAGTCACCTACCTGAACAAGTCAGGAGAGGAGCTACACGCTGTACATGCGCGTCATTTATTATGTATATATAATATCACGATAACTACGACGCGTATACCATAAAAAGAATGTTGCCGCGACGCCGCGCCGTACGGAGACCATAACCGCGTTCGTAAGCTGTAATGTTGTAATATCTGTAATTTTCGTGAGTTCTGTAAACTTTTTAGAGTATATATAGGGATGTAACGTACGACAAAATCAGCTGCTGTCCTGTTTCACTTTATCTACTCATTTGTATTTATTTCTTTCTTATTATATGTATATTATTTATACTTATTATAATACTTTAATAATATAATATAAATATAGAATAATAAAATATTATAATAGGTATAAATATCCATAAATAAAGAAGAAGCAACTGAGTAGATCATTGACTGAATATGTCGTACGAAAACTCCCTATATATACTCCAGAAAAGCTACAGATATTACGAAATTTACAGATATTACAGCATTACAGACTACAGGTCGTACATTTCAGCTATGCCCTGGATAAACCCGGCGAACAGGCAAATAAAAAGACCCCTCTTTCGAGGGGGCCGCGGCAGCACTTAGCCGCCGTACTTGGCATCGATGTAAGCCTTCATGATGACGATGGCCTTGATCGTATCCTTTGTCAGGTTCACATCCTTGTCGTTGACCGCGTTGTCTGTGCCACCGTTGATGATGTCCATGTCGATGAGCTCCTGGATTGCGGGGCGCCAGTATGCCGGCACGTCTGTGATAACAGGGTAGCTGGGGTTCTGCTGCGAGACTACCTCAGCAGCAACTTTCCTGGTCTCTGCCTCGTTCAAGTCGATTCCCTCCTTAAGTCTCTTGTTGACTGTGGTAGCAATAGCTGCATGACGGTTAAACAGCCAGTTGCCGGGACACGCCTTTGCGGCGAACCATCTATGCACAGTCATGTTCTGAAGATTGATTTGCCCAATCAGGCCGGGGTCACCGCGCCACAGCAGCTGCCTGATATTGTGTCTACTACAGATGTCTGTGAGTAGATCAAGCAACGCGTTGTAGGCTTTCTCAGACACGGGCCAGTCCGGCGCCCCCGCGCTGTTCGCCACCTCAATGGTGATTGCACGCTGGTCGTTAGACCGAGACGAGGTACACCAGGAGCGATAGGCCTCAGGCACATATTGCCCAATTCTTCCGTCGCCGCCGATACCATATTGGCTGCTTGCCTCTCTGTCTGGGTTGAGGAAGAGCTTTCCGCATGTCTCAACAGAGAGGTTACCAGCCATACAGTGAATGGAGATAGTATCGATGACGTGCGTGCGCTTGCCACTGTGGTTTGGAGACCAGCAAGTGTATGTGACGAGCTTACTGTCCGGAGTCATCCTCTTCATCACCCTTTCCGCCGATGAACTCTGCTTCATCACCACCGAAGAACTCTTCGCCTTCGGGCAGCTCAAACTTAGTAGGATCAAACACTACTTGTCACCTCCAGACTTGTTTGTCTTCATTGCTTGGATGCCGGTCCACTGGCCGACCAGCTCTTTCAACTTATCAAAACCAAACATAGCCGCGAGAGCCACAGCGAAGGCCAGCCCGATGGCGCCGACAATCATCCAGCCCATGACTTTGATGCCTTCAACACTTACCCAGATATAGAAGGCACAGCCAGTGACGACAAAAGCCACTATAAAAGCCAAAAGGTTGGTCGGGATTTTGTCATAAGTGATGCCCTTGATCACCTGGACTACAATGTTGGTCAGAATGGTCAGACCAAGGGCAACCGACATAAAAGTGGTTACAATAGTAGTGATTTCTGCCATATTCATTTTGTCTCCTCCTTGTCATATTCGCGCATAGCTGCATCGTATGTGATACCGCCTTTGGTATTCTGCTTCTCACTCTTTTTGATTAGGAAGCACTGCACAGTAGCCCAGCCACCGAATGCAAGGGCTTGGCCACTTGTGAGCCAGGGTAGTGCGCCGGTGTAGTTCCGGTAGATGCTGTAGCCCGCCAGTACTACATAGCTGATAGAGATAAACCACAGAATGGCATTGTCAGAGACAATCATATACTGTGTAAATTCTTTTGCCTGTCTACGGGCGGTCCCCTGCTCCTTGCCGTGGACAAAGGAAACAACCGCTACTGCACTCAGGATGCCAGCAAGAAAACCTAGAACTACACCCAGTGTTATCTCCAGCAAGCTCATCACCTCCTTCCTCAGTCAAGCTTAAGAGGGAGTTCATCTACCTCTACCATTAGATCATCGAGATCTCCATTGCCACCAACAGCTTTATAGCCCTTATGCATTTGGTGGAGGCGGCGCCGGTCTTCTATGCTGATGCTTCCATCTCTGATATAGCATCTACACAGATATTGTATACGGTCCAGCATCGAGACCATGAGGCACTGCCGGATTGCATCTACCTGCTTCTCCAGCTCGGTTTTCTCTTTCTTTCCGCTGTCTTCGTTTTTGGCTCTGCGCTGCAGTGCAAACTGAATCACGTTGTCGAGCAGCTTAATCAGCGCAGCGCCGCCGGTACCTGCTAAGAATAGCATGACAAGTTCAGACATAGCTATCATCTCCTAACTGAAATAGTGTGCTTCCTAATAATGGCCTCATTTGCAATACTGAAATAAACCACAAGTGTGTACACGCCAGCTTCAGCAGGAGCGATCATCAAAGACATTTCATGCTCATTTACGAGCAGCATACCTTCATCAACTGTTTCGTTGGCGAGCAGCAGCTCATACTTCGCGTTCTCAATGTAGAAGTCATCTACGCCTTTGATGGTTACAGAGATAACTACTTTGCGCTGCTCACCAACAAACATTGAAAGGCTAGCCATTGCAACCACCGATTCCTTTCTTACAACCATCGAGCGAGATAAGGAAGGTGGTCACCTCGCGCATAGAAGCATCGCTGTTTATCTCAAGGACCTTGAAGGTCACGCACATATTGCGAAGGTCTATTGTAAATAGTATCTTAGCAACATATGCAGTGTTACCAGCCATGTCCTCGGCGTAAAGTGCTACGACATAGCGACCATCTGCGGGTGTAGGCACCATTGCCTCCCAGCGTCCGGTTATCTCGCTGTACGTAAACACTAGCTGTATATCATCAGCTGTGCCCCACACTCTCCTTATCCCGCTCATTTGCTCACCTCTTACAGGTCGGTAACATCCACACTGATGATGAAGGTCTTACCAGCATCAACAGGATTGGGTGTAATCTCAACACTGTTGAATACGGGAGCGCCGGTATCCAGCGTGACGTTGCGTGTGATGACGGTCTCTTTGCCGGCTGCATCGCGTGCAGTGATCTTGATGACGTTTGCACCGTTGCTAAGGGTGACGTCCTTATTAAAGGCGCCGGACTCCTCAACCGTAACTGCACCCTGATCAACTTCGTTGACCTTGATAGTGATGGTGACGGGGCCGGAAGTAGCGTCGCTTGTAGTACCGGCAACGTTGATGGTTTCCTTGTTTGTGATAGTGCCCTCTGCAGGAGTGGTGACGTCCAGAGAAGGAGCGATGGTATCGACCGTGAAGGTGACGGAGCCCTGGGTGGCCGCATTGCCGTCGTTATCAGAGACGTCAAACAGCACCGTGTTGGAGCCCTCAGGCAGCGCCTCTGTTGGCGTATAGGAGCAGTTATAGCCGCCCTCAGCAGGCGTCTTTGTAATGCCCGTAGTGATCGCCTGGCCGTTGATTGTGAGTTTGATGGTTGCCGCATCAATGCCAGAGTCATTATCACGCAGCTGCCAGGTGATCTGCGGCGTCGCTGTAGTGAGTCGTGCGTTGCTGGAAGGAGATATGACTGTGATAGTAGGCGCAACCTTCTCAATCACCCGCAGCTGCAGGTCGCTACCCAGCGTAGGGGTATCGCGATTTACAGTGGTTGTGTTTCCTGCATCATCAGTTGCTTTGATCTGCACGTCATACTTGTGGTCTTCCTGAGACCAGGAGCTCTTACTTGGCGCAGAAATGGTCGCCTCATACCGACTGGTCCCCGCATTCCAGTTAAGGGTGTATTCCTGGCCGTTAATAGTCGCTACTACCGATTTTACTGCCATGCTGTTCATTCCTTTCTAAGCGTTCTATTGATTTGGAGTTTGCTGTCTGTCATAAGCGTGGCGTCACCAAGCGTCGGAGCAGTAGGATAGCTATAGCGGGTAGTCTCTTCGAGAACTACAGCGCTGATTAAAATGCTTGCGCCTGTTTCAACCTCTGTAGGAGCCACGCTAGCTGCCATTATTTTAACTACAGAGATAACTACTTCCGCCATAAGGTTTTCCTCCTAGAGAAGTTTGGAAGAGGGGCGACGCAGCAGCGTAGCCACGCCGCCCCATGCGTCACTGCTTAGCCAGCAGTGTCTTCCATGGTCCCACCGAACTCGGTGGGGATGATCTCGGGCATGCCGAAATCACTGATGATGATGTCGGCAACCTGCTGCTTCAGCAGCCGGGGCACCTGCTCGAACTTGGTGCGCTCCTCAATCACCCTGCATGCGAACAACATAGCCATCATTTGTTCTTCTCCTTTCTTGATGAAGAAATATATTCCTAACGCCGCTCGGGCGATTAGGTCACGCATAAACGACCCCTGCCATTTCTACAAGGCAGTCCTCCAGCATCTGGTTGGATTGGATCGAGGCTTCCAGCTGTGCTTGGAGCGTCTTGTTCTCGCGCTCCAGCGCCTCAATGCGCTCTGTCCACGTAGGCTGCTCAGGCTCAGGTTCGGGCTCGGGTTCGGGCTTGGGTTCGGGCTCGGGCTCAGGCTCAGGAGCTGGAGCGGGCTTGAAAGTATCTGCCTCGGCATCATATAGCATGCCTAGCTCGATACCCTCGGAGCTAATCTGCTCATCTGTGCGTTCCACACACTGCGCCAGGAAGTCAGGAGCATACCGCTCGGTAACCGGAATCTCCGGGAATACTGGATCAAAGTCCGGGATAATCTCGCACAGAATGTTATCCGTGCCGATGTATAGGTACTTAGTTGCCATTTGTTCTCCTCCTTAGAAATTTTACCAGAACACCGCTACGCAGCCGCGTGCGCCGCCACCAGCATAGTTACTTGTATCCCGCCAATAGCCACCTGTTCCACCGTTGCCAACAGTTACAGCTATATTATTAGTGTTAGGTAGTTTATACGAGGCGTGGCGCAATGCACCAGAGTTACCACCAATATAGTCAATTACACCGCCGCCGCCTGCGCCGTATCCACGACCACCAACGCCTTGGTAGTAGTGGTCAGATCCGTTATTTGAAGCAGTACCGGTGCTACTCGCCCCAAACGGTACTACACTGGCAGCTCGCTGCTTAAGAGAGGGAGCCGCTTTTTGCCAAAATATAGCGCCGTTAACAATCTTGCCGTTAGTATTATAAATAAGTTGACAGAGGAGTTCAAAATACTCCCGGGCTTCTCCGGGCATCCAGCCAGGACCACCCTGTCCACCTACGCCATATCTTCGGTCATTATTGCTAGGGTCGTATGTTATACCACTATCAGTCCCAGGCAGCATGCCCTCAGATAGGGCACCGCTGGTGTTCCCATTTTTGCACGCTGTACCACCGGGTGCAGTTAAAATACTGCCAAAGGAAGATGCACTGCCTGCACTGCCATAGTTTCCGTCAGCACCACCACCAGCGCCACCAGCACCACCGCCTATTGCAGTAATCTGAATAGTGTCACCAGGTGCTAAGCCATAGTCAGCTGGCTTAAACGTTCCGGATGATGTGAATAAGACGTATCCCATTATTGTTCTCCTTTCTAGCCACACGGCTAGTTGGGAGAACTAGCCATGTGTCTTACCAAAATACTGCTACGCAGCCGTTTGCTCCCTTGCCGCCGTTCGCGGTGCTGCTACCTCCAGCGCCTCCGGTACCTACTGTGACAGAAATAGCCTTAAGATTCGTCAGCTTAACAGAGACTATTTTTACAGTACCAGCCTTGCCGCCACTCGCAGCCTCCGCTCCGCGACTAGCGTGTGAATAAGCACCTCCGCCACCACCAGCACCATAGCCAAGGCCACCTCTGCCACCAGCGCTTGTTGCTCTACTGGCATAGGCATAGCCATTTTCGGCTAGATCCGTTTTGCCACCATTGCGTATACTATCCACAGCGCCGTGAGCAGAGATATAAGCAAGCAAATCATAGTCTAGGCTTGGCGACCAGATGCTACCAACATGCCACAGAGTGCTGCCCCAGCCGTGCTCACCATCGCTGCCCAAACTTCCAGTAGCCTCACTATCACCAGAAAGAGGTGGTGTAGCACCAGCAACAGTTACTGCAGCATTGCCGCCCGGTGCTGAAACGAAACTACCGAAAGAAGAAGTTCCGCCATTGCTGCCCAGCGTCTCACCGTCGTTATTGTCACTTCCGCTGCCGCCTTTACCCCCCCCCACAGCAACTACCTGTATTGTATCGCCGACAACAAGGCCATAGCTTGCTGGGTTGAAGGTGCCAGATGATTCAAACAAAGCAAATCCCATACTTTTACCTCCCATAGAATGGATTCCAGTTACCAACCATGCACAACTCAAAAGTACTGATCTGACCAGGATCATTGCCGTACCTGTGCAGTTCTTCTCCGCTACCCTGTAATACAAAAAAACCGAACGTGGTACTGTACACCGCAGTAAGCCATGTGCCTGCTGGTATGCCTGCTTTTATTGGCTTATACTTGTTCTGCATAAGCTTCTTTGCACCTGTACCGTTGACGTTAATAGTGGGGGTAGCACCACTGTCAACATGCAGCTTGAAGCGAATGATCGCGCCGTCAAACAGTGCAAAGTTTTTCTGTGCAAGAGTGTATGCTGTAGCAGAGCCTGCTGTGGTACCGGAAGCAGACAAGCATTCATCCATTGCCTGCTTGTCCACTGCCATGCCTGCAGTCACGACCGGATTAGTCAGTTCGATCGTGGCGTTCTCTGCGACAATCGTGCCGTCTGGTTTCTTGATAGTAAATCTTGGCACTACAGACGCATCGCTCGAAAGCGCTTTACCCAGTACCTCATTCTGACGTACTTTTGCCATACTATCACCTCCTTATTACTTGATGCCCATACGTCGTACTTAGAGTGAAAGTACCAAGGCGACGTACAAGGTTTGTGCTCATACCGTCGAGCAGATTCTTTATATCAAGCAAACACTTTTCCCAACCATTGATTATGTCAAATGTAGGAAAGCCATTTGCATTGATAAGCACAGGTGTGGGCGTATCTGCCTCAAATATGTCAGTAGCACGTAGTGTAGCAATGTTGTTTCTTATGCGTGCAAGATCTGCATGATAGACATACATGGAGCGATCCCACACAGTAGAAACTTCAGACAAAGTACTACACGGTATCAGAGCCTCTGCGAACAATCGTGAAACATAGTCAGCGTTGGCTTCTAGCCTGTTCATAAGAACCCTATCTATGCAGCCAATAGGATCGCCATAAACGCAGTTATTCAATGTACGATTTGTTACAGGCATCCACCATGCAAAGGTCATGTTAGTCACCGCACCAGATGGCACAGTTGTTTCTGTGCGTGTAAATGAAGCATCAGGGGGACCCAATATGCTAACTACACTGTTATACTTAGAGGTAAGCATCAATACGCCCCCTTTGAGCTACCACCAAGAACGCCGTCTGCATAGTCCAGATTCTGTTCAGTCAGTAGCACTGGATTGTTCTTATTAAAGTCGTCATACACAGTAACTGTGTCAAAGACTTGAATAGCTGGGTTTTGCCGCCAATCAAAGCTGTATGTGTAGCGTCTATTATACCAATATGCTGCGTAGCCGGCAACGTCCTCGGCGACAGTTCTATTGGTTATGAGCTTATTATCGATAGTCTGTGCCTTTGCATCTGGTACAAGATTGGCATCCATTACGCTGTCTATCTTATATGTAGAAGACTGTGTATTGACTGCTTTACCAGTAACTACTATCTGCACATTGCTGTTAGCAGTTACTTTAAGTACCGCGGCCTGTGCATATATGCTGGAACTGACCAATGTTGCTGTATTAGTGCTTGTTGGCTCGCCATTATCATCCAGTGACTTTACCTCAAGTTTACAGTCTTTTGCAAGCTTATTAAACTTGATTGTAAACTCTTCTGTACCAACTACATACCGTTGCCCGTTGTATACCTCAGAAGTCTCAGCTTCAGCAACGTATGAGTAAATGTTTGCTTCGACTGATTTACAAGGTACCGAAGTAGCTATCTCTGGAGAATCTATCAGTACAGAATAATCAAGAGTGTCAACTGGACTTGGATCCCTTACACGTGGGATCATCAGTACTGCTGTAAAGTACCTAATATTCTGATCACACCAGTCTTTTGTAGGTTCATTGCCTGCACCATATGTTGTTGTTAGGTCTATAAGCATAAACCCATCTACCCACAAGGCGCTTGTATTGTTTACAAACTTAAGTACATTGCTAGCTTGCGTAACGGTATATATGCCAGACAATAAAGTCCACGCCTCAAGCTGTAAGTTAGACTGCACAAGGTCAGCCATTATGCTTGCATTATTGATAGTGAATGTCGCCGAGCCACTTGTCAATTTAACAGATGGCATAGCATAAAAGCGCACATACCACTTGTGCCCAATGGCACCAGTAACAGTTTGCTGCAGTGTACCACGGGTAGCTACACTAACAGACTGTGTACCACTGAATACCTGAGTAGTGCTTAAGCTACAGCCTGTTTGTGTCCAGCCGGTAAAATCCGATTGAAAATCAGGATTTGCGAGCTGATTGGTGGCAGATATTAGTGGTGAAGCATACTTGAGGTGTATGCCCCCAGTAACAGTAGTAAGTACGACACCTTGCCCAGCCTGTGCAATAAGCCTAAGCAACTCTTTATGCGATGCGATAGGCAGCGGTGCAGTGGAATAGATATTAAGAAACTCAACATCTATGGTGTAGTCCTTAATACCGGCATCCTCAAGCACGTCTACTGCCAGCTCTTTAAGTGATACTGGCGTTGCTGGGATAACACCCTTTACATACTCATCGAGAGTAAGCGCGTCAGTAGAATCTCGTGCAGTAAACTGCGCAGTAAGTGCACCCTTTAGGGACTTCCAGTCTGTTAGCCACATATAGCCTACCGGGATCGTTTCTCGCGAGTTGTCAGGAAACACCATTACCAGATTTATAGATACAGGCTGCCTGCGTTGTAGATACTGCTCAAAACCTTCTGGGTTAAGTATATCAAGTGTCTTCTCTGCGTTCTCCAGTTGAAAGTCTACTTCACCAGAGATGATGTCCTGCATAAATATGTCTACCTGCATATTTACGTTCATAGAGACTATTTGTTTATCGTCATATGTGAAGTATATACCAGGTATGTCCTCAGGCATATGGACACGTCTGTATGGCCGGGTCATGCTGTAAATTCTTATGATAAGCGTATCATAGGACGAGATACTATCAGTAGACGTATACATGTACAGTGCGTTGTCACGTACATTAACTGTATGTAATAGTGTACCAGTGGCATAATACTCGAGGTCAAAGTCTTTTGGTACAGAATCATAGTTAGTGTCAAACATAAGGGTACGCCCGACAGTAGAAATCTTTGCTTCGTAGCTACATGTAATTACTACTGGTGTAGCAAACTCACCATCTGCACCAGACATACTCTCTGACATGTAGCCGATCTGCTCAGTTGTAAGATTACTATTTGCCATTAGACGCTTAGACCCATCAAGCAAGAACTGAAAGTCCTCCAGACAACCAAAGTTAAACGTACCTACTGTGATGTCGTCATATATCTGCGGATAGTTGTTAAACCGTGAAGCAGTATTCGCTGAATAATGTGACATGTCTCTTGCAGCAGCGTCTATCATTTTCAGTGTTACTTCTGGTAAGAAGTGTCTAGCGTAGTCACGGGAGTACACCATTGCTTTATATGCAGCACTGGTTGGATACATACGCTCACCTCTCAATCAAACTTAGTTTAACATCTTTCCATACCCACAGCCTTCCATCGCCACGGTGTAGATTATGCGGTATGGCACCAGAATATACTCGCACCTTATTATGCCTGAGATCATCGTCATACTCTAACCAATGGAAGCACTCCTTTGTAGTCTCAAGCTGCCGCCACAGGATCTCAATTATGGCATCCAGCTCGCGACTATTTATAGCACTCCAGGTAAAGTTGTATTTTCTCTTATTAGCTACGAAGTCCATGACCATGTCACCATTAGCAACACGCGTGGATTTCGTCAGCGTGTAAAGTTCTGGATTAAAACCAGTTGGATCTTTGATTTTCTGGCCATCCAGATAAAAGCCGCTAAATGCCATGGCCATGGACTCCTTTCTTATCTACGTGTAGACTCAAGCTGCCGTATATCATATAGCTTACGCTCAAGTACTTTTAGACCCTGCTCATCTGCAATAAGATTACCAACATACAACGGCCGCCGCTGCTCCTCATCCTGCGGTGCACTGGCATAGGCAATCTGAGGCAGCACTATTTCCAGTATACGCTGTGCCAGACTATCTGCAGCCAGCATTTGATCTTGCTGCGTCCGTACAGCACTATGTGGTGCAACCACACCCGCATTAACCATACCAGATACCGCGCTTAGCTGCGTACGCTCAGCAGGCATAAAGCTAGCGATTGCGCTACCTACCTGCTTTAGTACATCAGGTCGCTCGAGCGGTATTATTGCCTCATTGAGACCAAACTCACCAGCTCTATACAGGGCATCCTTTGTGATTAGCGAGCCAGATGCAGAGCCCTTCTTTGACGAAGCTGCTGCCAGTGCTGCTTGCAGCGATGCAACCTGTCGCTGAAGAGATGCTATTGTGTTCTGACTCCAGTTTACGTAGCTACCCACTGCATTTGCAACAGTTAGTGAACCAGACTGTACGGCAGCAACAATATCGCTTGCAGCACTACCTATGCGGGTAGCTGTCTTTTCATTTAGTTGCTGCAGGCTAGCATCGAGCGACTTAAATTGTGTTTGCAGTTCTTTAGTCTCTGTGCTAACGGCTTCTGTGAGTGTGCTAAAGCACTCAACGATTACTGTATGCTGTGTCGTGAGCAACTCAGTGAACGCTTCGCTATTATCAGTATTAAAGCTATCCTGCAGCGGTATGTACTGACTACCGTCAGGGCCACCAGAGTAGCCGAGAATCTTTCTTGCTTCCTCAGCTGTATTGTGCGCCAGTATGCGCTCGTCATCACTGGAAGCATTCCGGTAGTCTATACCAGCCTGTGCAATCTGTGCTGTTAGAGCCGTAACTACCTCTACAGAGAGCGATCCAGGTATGCCGGTGACTGTGGTATCTATTTCTGTAAGCTTTTCACTTATGGCGCTTATGATCTTGTCTGTTGTGCTGTTAAGTACTTCAGAAATATTACCAAGACCAGTAACAGCCTGGGTAAGTTCATCTAGCGATTCAAGCTCACCAAGGTTTTCATCGACTACATCGATTATACCCTCTATCTTTGTGAACAGCTCTGTGGTATAGTTACCCTGATTCTCGGTAACTGCTGCTACTGCACCGCGTATTGCAACTGCCAGGGCCTCTGTCTGCTCATCAAACTTGGTAAACAGCTCGCTGTAAGAAGCAGAGCCTGTACTGTTATAAGAGGTCGGAAGGTAACTTGCGATTGTAGCACCAACGTGCTGCATGACACTTGGCTGCTCAAGCGGAATTATAGCCTCATTTAACCCAAGCTCGCCTGCTCTATACAGTGCGTCCTTTGTAACCAGGGAACCCTTAGCAGAACCCTTTATTGTACTCCTTGTGCTCGTACTAGCCAGAGCCGCCCGCAGCGATGCTACTTCTGCCTGCAGCGCACTTATTGTGTTCTGGCTCCAGTTTACATAGCTACCTACTGCATTGGCCACTGTTATAGCAGCTGCATTTATTATGCTCTGCAGGTTACTCTGAGCGGCTGCATAGGTTGCAGACCACTTATTGTATGCTTCTACATCAGACTTGAGAAGCTGATCATAGAAGGTGCTACCAGTTTTCTCAATAGAGACCAGCTGTGCAATGATGCTTGCAGCATTCGCGTCGAGTGCAGTATTAAGCTGCTCTGCAATTCCTGCCAATGCGTCAGAGTCACCAGAAGAGTCAAGCGGAATATACTGACTACCATCTGGGCCTCCCGAATAGCCGAGTAGAGATCTAACATCCTCTGCCATCTGATGTGCAGCTGCTCGGTCAGCGTCTGTAGTAGCGCTGCCGTATGCTTCGCGGGCTGCTGCCAGACTATCAATAAACCACTGCCCAAACTCAGCAGTTAGGCCAACCGGTAGCTCATCAAAACCTGTGGCCGTAGTTTCAGTGTTCTGCTGCACCTCGCTGCTTATTTGCTGAATATAGCTACTCAGCGTATCAACAGCAGTTGCCAGGGTCTCAAGCGCCTCAAGCTTACCAAGGTTTTCATCGACTACATCGATTATACCTTCTATTTTTCCGCCAAGCTCATTGGTGTAGTTTACCTGATTCTCTGTTATGGCGGCCACAGCACCACGAACTGCTACAGCCCAGGCCTCTATGAGCAGCTGTGTAGCCGCATCAATGTCTTCCTTAGTAACTGTAGTGCCAGTCGTTACATAGCCGCCTATCGCAGAGCCTACTTTATCGAGCACGTCTGGCTGCTCAAGAGGAATTATAGCTTCATTTAAGCCAAGCTCACCAGCTCTGTACAGTGCATCTTTTGTAACCAGAGAGCCCTTAGCAGAACCTTTTGGTTTGGTCCATGCACCATTTTCATTCTTTACGTAACCAAGCTCTTTGAAGGCATTGGCCACAGAGCCTGTGTCCTTAACTACTGTTGTGAACTCTATACTACCATCAGAGTTATACCAGCTATCTGGATGCTTTGTAGTGCTGGCTGTAGTCCCAGCACCAGAAGAACTGGCGCCGCTAGACTGGTTAAGCTGCCCAAGAGAGGCGCTCTGTAGCCTGCTTCCAAGACTACTAATCGAGCTACCCAGGTCGCTGATAGCCTCTGTGATACTGTCAGAAGCTTCCTCGATAGCCAGCAGTGCGTCATCAAAATGCTCATCAAGCTCGTCAAAGTACTCGGTCCACTGCTTCTCATCGAACTCTGTGATAGCTGCAACTGCTCCGCGTATAGCGGTAGCAACCACATTAGAAGCGTCTCTCTGACCCTCTGTCTCTTTCTCACCTGAGTCACTTACCAGGTATGCTTGGTAGGCTGCTATTAGCTGCTGCATAAACCCAATGAGCGTAGCTTCTGTACTATTACCAGCATCTTCAGGTTTAGCTATTGTCAGGTCAGTATTACCTTCAGCCAGCTTAGAGATGCTACTCACGGGCCCAGCATACCTAAGAACAGCCTCAGTGTCTTCGTTGTTGAGCACGCGAGTACCCTTAGGCAGGTTGACCAGCTCGCCACGACCATTGGCACCGAGCATCTTAATGGAACCATCTGGCAGCACGGCCATCTCGCGCCCCAGCTCACCTGTAAGCGTCAGGCCGTCTGCATAGCCGCCCTCTGCTTTCTTTGGCAGCGATGTAGTAGACTTTCTCGCGCCCTCTGGAGTAAAGTACCAGTACTTAACGATTTCGCCCTTAGAGTTAATCTCCGGATAGTACGTGACACCGTCAACTGTCTGGCCGCTGCCAAGGTAGTTATCCTCTTTCCACCACAGCGCTCCAGTGCTACCAAGCTGACTGCTCAGCGTTGCAAGCTGCTGAATGCGGGACATTGCGTTTACGACAGCTGTCTCAATGGTTGTACCCATCTCGTTAGCTGTGTCCTCGGCACTGGTCGCCGCCGCGCCCAGCTCTTCAAGCATTCCAGCAAACGCAGACTTTGTCGCATTTTCAAGGATTACATTAGAGCCTTCTAGCTTACCTTTCAGGCCTTCCTGTCCTTGCAGCGCTTCCTGAATTTCAGGAGGAAGGTTCTTAAACGGAACAGCTATCTGGTTTTCAGTTAGCGTGGGTATCTCAGACGAATCTACTACGCCTGCTATCTTCAGCAGACCATCATCAACAGCAGCTTCAAGCGTAGCGAGATTTGTCTTAGTACCGTCTATAGTCTCGATCTGCGTGTTTAGCGTTTCATCAGAGATGCCGTCCCAGAGAGTAATCCAGGCTCCCTGAATCTCTGTAAGCTTACCCTCACCAATGTTCTTAAGAACAAGCCAGCCTTCTTCAGACACAATACCAGCCTGCTCCAAATATGCTCGCACAGCTTCTGGAATCTGGTTCCATACGTCTGGTTGAGCAATGAACAGATTTACAACGTCGTTTATGCCGTTATTGAAGGTACCACTGAGGTCCACCATGACCTGGTTGCCGACGTCAGTTACAGTAACGCCAAGATCTTCAAGTGCCGTACGCAGAGAAGCATCCAGGCTCATCCACTTTTCTTTATCTATCTTCGTGATGCCATCATATAGATGCTCGCCTGCTTGTTCAACAGTCATCATATACTGTCCGGCATAATCATTGAATGTTACGCCTATTTCCTTAAAGGCGGCCTCTATTTCTTCAGTCATTTGCGCTTTAGGTATTGGAGAGGGCATCACTATTCCATCGGCCCACTCAGCAATATTAGCAGCAACTGTTGCGCCTTCCTGGTGAATAAGCGCATCTATGTTGCCGAGCGCAGTTGCTACCTTGGTGTTTACGTTCTCTGCTCCAATCATACCGTCCAGGTAACCTTGAATAGTTTTATTACCATTCAAAACAGCCTGGTCAGTGATCATAAAGTAGCCACTGTCCATTATGTCGCCGATGTTTTCCAGCGCTTCTTTTACCTGCTCACTTGCATAAGCAGAGAAGTTATCTGGAAGCTTAAACATGGCGCCGGTTAGGTTCTCCTGCAGAGACGCCGTATCAAAGTTTAGAGATTTTGCTTCAAAGTCCAGTGCAATGCTCTGGGACTGCAGTGCAGCTATTACGCTATCAGAGAAAGATGTGGCATCCAACATCAGGTCACGTGTGGCACCAGTATTTCCGGCATTTTCTGCCTTCATAAAGGTCACTGTACCATCGCCGTTAATCTGAATACCGGCAGAGGCCAGAATCTCTGCATCTTCTGCAGTTACAGTCAGCTGACTGAAGTCCAGCTTGGCATAATTACTGGCATCAATTTGCCAACCAGCAAGATTCTCCTTAATAGTATCAGCAGAGGTTTGCAGCGTAACATACGTCTGCTCAATAGCTCCAGTTAGCTCACTTTCAATAGTGGTGCTAGCTTCACTGAGCTTGATGCCGAATGTTGCCAGCTCATCGAGCGTCTCCTTGGTTACACCTGCAAGGTTAGCGCCCCAGATTGTAGTAGATGTATCACCAGCTGCAATGTCTCTGTTCCAAGTATCAGTTTTTCTTGCCTCCGCCTGTGCCAGATAATCTGCTGTTATGGCATCATACATCTGGGTCATCTGCTCAATAAGCGCCGCACCAAGACCCATTGTTTCATCAACATAGTCCATAGTGAGCTGTGAGCCAGTCATCTCATTATAGATAGGCAGATAATCGGCAAGCGCCTCAGCCGCCATTACAGTAGATTCACCAACGCTAGCAATCACTGCTTCGGACAATGCTTCGTTACCATCTACAATGCGCTGAATCTCAGAGGTAATCACGCTAGAACTATTGCCCTGCATATAAAGCAGCTTAACGGCTTCACCTAGTGCCTCAAGATTGGCATTCGTGCCTTCAAGATAGCGATTATTAGTGGCATCATAGAGGACCCTATTAGCAGAGCCAGAGAGCTCTTTGAGCTCGAGCTCAACACCAAGCAGCTCCTCTAACTGATCCAGCACGTCCGGATCAGACACCGTCACATACTTAGAAGATGCGCCGCTGTATTCATCATACTGCGTAAACGTACCAATCTTAGAGGTATCAAACGCCTCTAGAGCAGTGGCCAGGCGTAGTGCTAGCTCAACATCATTTGTCTTGCTAGCGCTGCCATATAGCACTTTGTTTATGTCATCATTTTCCCAGAAGCCACCCTTTGCACCAGCCATAGTCTGGAAGGTGAGCATCTGACGAGACTGTTCTTCAAGATCGGCTTTCTCTTTTTCTGTAAGTGCTCTACCCAGCGCTTCTTCCGCTTCAGCAAGCATGTCAGCAGTAAGTACGCTACCGGTGTTTAGCTGCGCAATATAGTCGTCAAGATATAGGTTAGTAGCTGTCTTGCCGCCGGTTGCCTTTATAACGGTGTCGGTAGCAAAGCTGCCTATCGTGCCGACTACTGCGCCAGCAACAGCACCAATAGCAGTACCAATAGCGGGAGCAATCGCTGTACCAATTGCAGCGCCGATTTTTGCGCCAGCTGTAGCAGCGAGCGAACCAACTACACCAACTACAACACCCTGACCAATTGCCTGACCGACTGCATTATATACGTTGTCGCCAATCTGCTCGCCAATATTAACACCGTTAGCAGCAAGCTCTTCTACTATCTTGCTAGTGTCATCACTACTACCGAGATAGGCCTGTAGCTGCTTACCGGCATTCACATCGCTAAAGTGCTGGAATACGCCTTCAAGACCGGCAGCTGCTACATCGATTATGCCGAAGCCGCCGATGCCGTTAATCAGGCGACTGCCGATATTCTTGAAAGACCCTGCGACCACATCTGCAGAGCTGTTGATAGCATCAGCAGCACCTGTGCCAGCGTACTTAATACGGGCAGCAGCGTCTGTCAAGTCATCAGAAACATCGTAGATGACGGCCGTCTGTCCGAAAGTATTAAAGGCATTGTTCAACACCTTTGCGCCGTCAGACAGGTCATCAAGATTTCCAGAAGCAACAGCACGAAGCAGCTCTTCATAGAAATCGTCAATAGAATCTACTGGTATCTTAGACTGCTCTAAGAAGCTTGCAGCATACTGCCTAAACGCTGTACCAATCTCGTCCTTGCTGGAAAGAAGGTTATCACTAATTAGCTTCATAGCGCCAGTTTCTGGATCAAGAGTGAAAGCCAGATACTTAGCATTATCAGAAAGATCATTTATTGCCTGAATAATGACCTTATCATTCTCGAAGCCTTGTAGCCCACCGGCGATGTTTTCGGTTACTGCCTTATAGAAGGCTTTGGAGACCTTACTATACTCTGTAAGGGCATCATCATAGTCCTTGAGGGCTTGCTTAACCCAATCTGTGTTGGCTGTAGCTGCACCCATTTCCACAGCCCACTCAGCTGCTACCTTTCTGGCACGCAGCTTGCTCATACCTTCTATGAGCTTTTCGGGGTTGGTGTCACTGCCAAGGTTATATTTTACCAGCGTGTCCCAAGAATCAAATATGTCCTGTATACCTTTAGTGCCCTTAGCAGCTTCTGCCCAGCTGTCTGCAGCGTTAGTCATGCGCTGCCAGAAGGTCTTAAAGTTTGCCTTTACCTCTTCAGACAGTGTGCCAAACAGACCACCAGATGTGGCGTCTCTGAACATGCCCTTAAGCACGCCCCAGAAATCAGCGCCGCCGGCTGCTGCACGCCTAGCCGCATCATCAGCGCCTATTTCGGAAGCAGTTCTAAACGCCTCACCAGTAGTGTCGGCAGCGGCTTGTGCATTCTTAGCAGCGTCTGCAGCTTCCTGTGCAGCGCGTGCAGCTTCTTCTGCCAAGGTAAGCAGTGATTTCTCAGGTAGTGCAAGGAGCGACTGCTTTGCAAACTGCTCTACTACTGCCTCTGTTACATCAGTAGATACGTTAAGCGGAGTAATAGCATTGGAAGCAGCCAAGAGTGAATTCTTGATACCGCCTGCGAAGCCCTCTGCAGCAGCGTTCTTAACTACCTGCTCAAAGCGCCCGCTGGTGATTGCCTGCTGGATAGCAGCAGTCATCTGAACGTCAGTAGCGGCATTGTGCGCGCCGCTGGCCTGCGCACCAGTAGCAATAGCATACAGAGAGCTCAGATCCATTGCTGTGTAGCTACCTGTATATCTTGCCATTATCTGCGATGCCTGTGTCATAACATCCTTGCTGAATCTATCCGCAAAGTCAATGCCAAGACTCTTCAGCAGCTGTGCATCAAAGCCGCCACCTGCATGAATCAGGTTAACAGCATTATAGCCAGTCAGCGTACCATCCAGGCTGTCTACCAGGCCCTTGATCTGCTGCACTGCCTGATTGAGACTCACACCGTTTGCCAGATCCAGCACAGAATATGCACGCCAAGCCTCGCCAACACCGTCGATAGACTGCATGCGTGCCAAGATTTCCGCGTTGCGCTCGCCATGGTCGATTAGCCAGTTATAGATCTCGCCAGTCTTTTCGTTCAGCAGAGAGAACTGAGTGATTTCTGGCATAATCGCCCCACCTGGTGTTTGCGTGATGAGGTCTGTTGTCTCAAAGTCAAAGAACAACGATGCAGGAATCTTAAGCGGCTCAGATGCAAGATCGCCAACAAACTTTATAGTAATACCGCTTGCATCAGGCACAAGAGCAGACACATCAGCAGTAAACTGCTTTGTTAGACCATCTGCCACAGTCAGTAGGCCGTCATTGACTGCGTCGCTCAAAACCTTTGCAGTGTACCGTGCGCTTTCCTTGACGGAAGCTACGTGGAAGGGCAGTTCAATTTTGCCAAACAACTCATCAAAGTACTGCGTACCAGATAGCTGCTTTGCGATGGCCGTATACTGCTCAATCTGACGCATTACACCGATGGCAGCCTCGTTGGAGGACATACCAAGTAGTGTAAACAGTTCTTCGAGGTTTCTACCAAGTCCTGTAAAGGTTTGCTGCATAGATGGCAGCACTTTTGCGTGTGCATCTATTGCTGCATTTATACCTGCAATCCTGTCTGTTACAGTACGCAGCAGGCTAGCTGTACGACCCGTATCGCTTAGGTTATCAGCCAGCGTCTCCAGAGAGCGTGCAAACAGGCTCATATTGTCTGCAGTAGCAGATGTACCCGCGAACAACTCAGAAGCCGCACCATTCACATGCTGCCGCGCCTCCGCAGCCAGCGCCCTTAGCTGCTCTGCAGTCTTTTGTGTTAGTGCCGTAGCATCAGCACTACCCAGGCGGGCTACGTCATAGATATAGTTATTGACCAGAGTGTCAACAGCACCCATCAGCTTGTGCGATATAGCGCCAGCGTCAAACTTCTCAGAAGTCTTTAGAATGTTCTGCGCCCACTTCGTAGCGCTTTCGCCCATTCTACGATACTGCCGCAGGGTGCTATTTAGATCGATAGCGGCAACTGTTCCTGCAAGCTCTCCAGCCTGCTCATTAAAAACAATGTAGCTGTGCAAGAACTGAGGCAGCGCATCATTGTGTGCAACTGCTGCAATCAGCTCGTTTAGCTGCTTTACTGCCTTGGATGTGCCAGCAATATCGAGCGCCCTTATCTGTGTGTCGGTATAGTTGACCATGTAAGGAGTAGTAGCAGCGCCGATGACATCCAGCCGTGCCTTGCGCATAGTATCAGCAAATGCCTGTAGCTTTTCAACGCTACCGCTGAGAGCAGCATCAAAAGCATCTGCTGGGATGCCCAGAGTAGGAAGCAGTACTTCTCTAACATAGCTGTCTACGAGCTCTTCAACGTTGCTAAATCTACCTGCATTGATGGCGTCATAACGCGACACAGCGTCAACAGAGAAAATTCGTCCGTCTGGCACGTATGTCTGCATCTTCTGAATGAACACGTTGTACAGCTCATCTGCTGCATCGCGAATATCAAAGTCGCGATTAAAGATGGTCATACCCAAACGCGTGTCATCAAAAGCAGCTGCCTGCATTCCTAGCTGGTAGAAGTGCTCAGGGCGTACAAGCTTGAGCATATCAGCATCTAGACTACGAACGGCTCCGAGAAGCTCCTTAGAGCCCTGCTTGTATGCCTCAGCTGCACTACCAGAAACGGTCTTTATATCGTTAGACAGCAGTTTACCGTTATATTTAACGGTCGTATCTATCTGAGCTACACCGTCTGCAATAGCCTTATAGCCGCCGCGCATTACCTCGCCGCCTGCTGTCTGCCACTGCTGCTGCGCAGCGAAGGCGACCAGCGGCTCAAGGTAGTTGCCCATTACCTTTGCAATTTCCACTGCAAAGCTAGCATCGCGCTTGGTAAGCTGCTTTAGACCAGGAAAAGCGTCTCCAAAAGCTTTGACGATAAGGTCTACATCACTGCCATCAAAAGCACCAATGCCAAGCGTCGCCTTGCTAAGAGTAGTGCCAGAAAGAAGTGCTTTAGTAGCGTTTTCGATGTTACCAAACAGCTTTGCGAGGCTAGGAGGCAGCTTGCCGCCTGCCACTGCCTGGCCCGCAGTAGCTGCTAAACCGCTACTGGGCAGTATGTCCTGAAAACCGGCGACCAGCGCATTTAGCGTATTTAGCTTAGGTACAACCGCAGCAGTAGCATCAGACAACTCAACACCGAATTGCCGTGCAAGGGCTCTTACATGTGTATCAAGATTCTTTCTAAGCTCACCACCATTGTCGCGGATAAGCTGCATGTTTGCATCTATCGCACGAAGCGTAGACTTAATTGCTGCCGTATCGCTAAGGCTAGAAGCCTCTATGGACTTAATACCTGCCTTAATTTCACTCACAGCTTGGCTTATTACGCCGCGGCTGTCTAGTGCAACGATGTCAGACAGCGCAATAGCCTCAGTAGGCCGCTTGATACCAAGGCCATCCAGCATACCAGCCAGCTGCTTACCCGTCGGATAGTAGGACAGATTAGCCGCAGCCGCGCGTGCTGCTGCTTTCTTGGCCTCTATTGCAGCTTCGCGTGCGAGACGCAGCTGCTCTGCAGCATTAGCAGCAGCAGCTTCACTTGCTGCCCTACGCGCTGCCTCAGCTGCTTTTCTATCCTTGTTTGCTGTGATGGCTTCGTCAGTAAGCTGTACTACATAGTCATTTATGTTGCTCAGGCGCTTTATAGCGTCTTGGACCGGCTCAACAAGCGCCTCATACTGCGGCCGCACATTAACACCAGTTAGTGCGCCAGTGTCAATATCTCGGATAGAGGCAGTAAAGCGCTCAAGAGCTTCGATGGCCGGCATATCGCCACTCAGAAGCAGCTTTCTAATGCTGCCGAGCTCCTTAGACTGAGCTGTTAGATAGTTATACAGACGCTGCGCCTGTGTAGCGTTGCTGTCTGCCCATGCAGGCAACATTACGCGCAGGTCATCACCGACAGCTGTAAACTCATCTATAGCAGAAAATAGATTTCTAACATCAGCAGAAGTAAGGGCATCAGCGGTACCGCTGTATCTTGGCAGCGCCTTAGACACCACAGTATCAAGCCCATCTACGATACCCTTTGCCTGCTGCTCAATAAGCTGCTTTAGGCCATCTGCTGTCAGGCCGGATACGTCACTGCCTTGTGCAACCCGTGCGAGCTTAGCATTTTCCTTAAGCAGTGCTTTCTGCTCAGCCAACAGATCTGCAACCTGCCCCTGAGTTATCCCAGCTGCCTTTAGCTCTTTTTCAATAGTAGCCAGGCGCTGCTTATTCAGCAGAAGCTGTGCACTACGCAGTGCACGCTCATCGTCAGCAATAGCAGCCAGGTTATCTACCTTACTACCGATGATTGCCCCGTACTTACCAGCTGTGTTGTTGAGCGACTTAAACTCCTTAACAAGCAGTCGCTGCTGCTCCACTGTACCAGCAAGCCCAGTAGTAGGCCGACCCTCGACGCCATAGGAGGTATTACTTGCATAGCCGAGCTTCTTTGTAATCTCCGCAGTATTGTCCTGGATACGCTTAAGTAGCTTTTCCTGTTGTTGCTGCAACTTGGTAAGCTCAGCCTGTGCTTTCTTTGGATCCATGTCGACATCAGGCTTAGCACCCTTAGCGCCATCAGCGTTGATGTCCATTCTAGACTTACGATTCTTGGCAGCTGTAGCAGCGGCTCCAATAATCGCAGCAGAGATAATGCCAGGCAACCAAGACTTCCAGAAATCCTGGCTTAGTGCAGTGTCATCCAGCAAACCGCCAGAGAAAACATCCTCCCAAGGAAACTCTGGCATAGTAAGCTCAGTCTCACCGACGCTTGGGAACTTAAAAGCAAGGTCTTTCAAGAATGCACCAAGGTCAGGCATCTCAGGCAACTCAGTGCCAGAGCCACCAGAAGTATCCTTTTGATCAGGCACCTGATAGACCTCATCGAATGCAGCTACCCAATCATTCTGTACAGCTTTTGCAGCCTTTTTGCTGGCTTCCTCTACATCTTCAATGTCGGTTATCGCCTTGTCGGCACCATCATCAATGGACTCATACGGTGCATTAAACTGCTGCTGGTACTTTTCAATGGCAGCGTTGTACTCCTCCATGGCCGCCAAGTACTCGTCCATTGCATTATTGTAGTCCTCGGGGAACATGCCACCGGTATCTACCTCTAAGCCAGCAAACTTATCGAGGTTATTAAACAAAGCAAATGCTGCTGTTCCTACCGCGGCCAAAATTCCCAGAGTGCCTACCAGGCGCATTACACCAGACGAAGCTGTGACAGTAGCTGGTACTATTGCCCACACACCAGAAGCTGCGTTGTACATGCCCTGCATAGCAAACAGGGCACCTTGGCCGAGGCTTATCATCCATCTGGACACTTTGTAGGTTATGTATAGCTGTGCGAGAACTTCAGCTGTGGTACCAGAAGTGATGCCAAGCTCGTTAAGCACGCCTACTACGCCTTCAGCGACCTGTGCAAGGCCTGTCATGCCGACTGTGAGCGAACCAACACCAGCATATAGGCTCTTGCCAAAGAGTCCAACAAGGGGCTGTGCAGCATGATACAGATCAATAGCCGCAGCACCGAGCTGTCTAAAGTCGCCAATCAGCGTTAGCACTTGTGTGCCCACTTCACCGGTAGGATCAATGTCAATGAGTATCTGATTGAACAGACCAGCGCTGCCGAACTCAGTGACAGTGTCGCGATACTCGTCCAGCATATCACGAACACCTGTCATAACATTTTTAAGGCCATCATATGCGCCCTGCCCAGCAGCCTGTGCAATAATCTTGGAGTTGTCTGCAATCGTATCAATCATACCAGACATGGTATCAGAAATACGATCTGCAGCGCCGTCATAGCGCTTTTCTAGGCCGCGTAGAATAGCTACAATAGCCTTATCTGCATCTATCCAGTAATTGCCGATGTTAGAGATCTGGTCACCAGTCAGGTTGAGCTCTTCCTGTAGTATCTGGTAGATAGGAATATTTGCGTTTGCTAACTGTCTGATCTCTTCATTAGCAATACGGCCCTTAGTTTGCATCTGACCAAGAGCAAAAATAACGCGCTGTAGGTTTTCCTCTGTAGCACCAGTGGCGGCAGCTGCATCAGTAACAACTTCGAGGAACGACTTCGAAGTATTCATACTAATGCCAACAGCCTGGATGTACTTAGACATCTCTAGTGCCTGCTCGGTACTAAACGGAGTTCGCGCAGCAAATTCATTCATCTCGCGCAGAAACGCAAGCGACTTAGCTGCTTTATCTGCTCCGTCTACAAAGTACTCCATGGAAACCGCGGCAGTCTCCATATTCCGTGCAAAGGTAAGTGCCTCAGATGCGCCGAACGTAAGACCGTTCATTAAAGAATAAAAACCTTGGGAAATAAGGATACCAGAGATGATTCTACGGGTATCCTTAATTCCGTCGGTCATGTCGTTCCACTGGCTTTCGAAGGCTTCGGCACCAAGGCGCATTTGGTTCAGGCCAGTCTTCGTAACATTGACTGCCCCAGACATGCCCTTTATGAACTTACTTGTGTCTACTCCCAATCCAAGGGTAGCAGTAGAAAACACATTTGCCATGTGCCGCCCTCCTATATATCAATACCAGCTTCCTCGACTGTTTTAGCCACTTTAGGTCCGGTAGATGGTGTGTTAAGTCTTACATGAACGCTATTTAAGGCATTTAACTTCGCAGGAGTACACTTCCAAAACTGTTTAGGGGTCATCCTGAGAATGACCGTTCCCACATAATATAGGAACGGCCAGTCCCAGGACTCTGTAGCGCTTATTCCTTGGACTCCTGCGCCTCCGCGTTTTTTGCGTCACCTCCAGCACTCTTGCTCGCATTAACAAGAGCAGGCAGCAGATCACGGAGAACAGCTGTGATGATCTTCTGGTTGACCTCACGCAGATTGGTGAGCGTAACGCCCTGACCGAGCTTTGCCTTGCTGACAGTATAGCCAGCAACCTCACCGTCCTCGGTGAACTTGGTGTGATCATGCAGCACGCCCAGCCATAGCAGATTCAGGGTGTCCTTATACTTGGCCTTGGGCGTGTCGCTCAGCCGCTGGATATACTCTGTCAGAGGCTTGCCATCAATCTTGATGTCAGAAGACTGACAGGGTGCATCACAGTAGGTCACCTTGCTGATGTCGGGTGCAGGTGTGCCCATCAGCATGTTGATGACGGTGTCCACGCTGTCGTACATGGTCTCCATTTCGCAGAAAGCATTGAGGTCGTATACAAGCGTATACTTTTCGCCGTTGAGCTCGAGCTCGACAGGCTTGGGCTTAAACACAGCAGAAGAGTTCTCTGCTTTTTCCTCTGCTGCAGGGGCTGCAACATGCAGCTTGGTCACGTTTTCACTCATGGTCGGTCTCCTCCTCAAAAATTACTTGGTATGACCGCTTATTAGGCGGTCACGTTGTAGGTCACGTTCAGGGTACGAGAGCCCATGCCGGGCTTGGAAGCGCGCAGGTTCAGCACCAGGCGACCATTGGGCCAGCTCGCAGTTGCGATGCCGGTGGCATAGGTCTTCCAGGCAGACTCGGTGGACAGCTTGTACTCGATGGTGGCGCCCGCAGTCGCACAGGCGACAGTCACATTCTCAGTGCTGGCCTTGGACAGAGTGCCGGCTGCAGGAGTGGGAGTGATGGCGCCAACCTGCTGCAGGGTACCAACGTTGGGCGACTCGAACCAGTTGGTCTTGGTCTCTTCCTGGACGTTGGTGTCGTCGGTGTCGATGGACACACGCCACTGGTTGTCGGAGTCACGCTTCAGGAAGTTGCCGGTGATGGTGGGGGTGTTCCAGTTGATGGAGTCGGCCTTGGTCTGGTTGTTGTCGTCAGGAGCAGTGAACTTGCCCTTCAGATACCAGATGTAGCGGTCGGCGCCATTGGACTTCTTGACAGACATACCAACGGCCACATAGGGCGGAATGTCCTCAGAAGAGTGGACCAGAATGCCGTTCGCATACTTGGCGCCCAGCAGCTCTGCACGGTTCTCGGGAGGCAGGTCTGCGACGTTCAGCTCCAGGCTCATGGCGCCCAGGGTGCTGGCAGTCTCATAGGGACCATCGTCTGCGAACAGGGTGTCGTTGGAAGCATTGGGAGAGAAGTTGGCAGTGATGGCGCCCAGAATCCGCACAGCAGAATCATAGGTAGTGTAACCATCATCGCCGCCGACCGTGGTGGGCGGCACGTCATCGACCATGATTGCATAAACGAGGTTGGTCAGACCAATAGGTACGCTTTTACCAGCCATATTGATTTCCTCCTATTTTGTAGTTGTGATTACTGTTTCAAAGCTGAAGTACTTTCTGTTGCGCTGATCTGACTTCTCCCAGAGAGGTTTACCACGCAGATCAGAGAAAACATATAAGCCACTTTCAAGCTCAATGAAACCAGTTGGAACTTCTTCTGACGAGCTACTGTACATAGCCTGCCAGCATTTTTCGGCTAACTCGTTGGCTGCCGAATTAGAGAGTGCACGCACAGAGATGCGCAGACGTCGCGAAATTGCATCTATCTGCGGAGGCGATGTCAGGGTGGATGAACTCTCATATACACAGACGCAAACATCAGGCTTATCAGGCATTTCATAGCACATCACCTGCTCTCCTGACTTCAAGGAAAGCCGAGCTGCCAGATAAACAGCTATTCGCTGCAATAAATCCGTCACTCTAAAACCTCCTTAAGTCCTTGCTGCACAACACTATTCAATGTATCTGCAGCTATCTGTGTCTGTATTGCAAGCACATCTTCAATGCTTCCTGCCTTATCCAGGGCGGATCCGCTGATTACTATTCTTCCTTCAGAATTAACTGAATATGGAACAGCTTCAACGTCATCAAAGGACATGTAAAACGCGCTTGCTTGGGTCATTGCGATTTTAACTGCATCAGACGCACTACGCTCTGCAGCAGTGCCTAGCCGCCGCACTGCCTGCTTTAGCTCCCGTGTATCTACCTTTACAGCTCTGCTCATAGGTAGGCCACACGGATACTCAGCTTGCCGCAGTTACCGTCATAGTAGCCTTGCAGCTTACGTATCTCACAGGGAGCTCCGTCATCAAACGAAAGCATATCCGCCTCGCTCACTGTTACATTGGGCGGAAAGTACACTGTAGCATACGAAGTATACTCAGTACCATACTTATCTGTGATCTTACGCATCTCATCTACCCTGTAGCATGCTTCTGTCGTAGGCTCTGCATATGCTGCATCACCATTAACATCAGTGCTAAGGTATCGATGAACCATGACAGGAAAACGGCACCACGGAAGAAGTGAGCTATACACTACTCGTCATTGGCCATCATACCTTTTTCGAAGACCTTATCAAACGCATAGTCTGGCAGTGGCGGTACACCAGCATACTGCAGGTTCTTCTCGTATTTATTGGCCATCTCCTTAAAGTAGTTCAAGCGCGCAGAAGCATCCTCAGACTGTGGACCAAGGGAGCGCTTAACTGTCCGTATACCCAGGCAGGTAGCTGCCTGTCTAAAGACAGCAGCCATTAGTGGACTAGTGCTACTGTCATTGGCATGCTGGCCAATTAAGTAGTTTATCTCTTCGTCCTGCAGCAGCGGGTCACACGGGTTTGTGTCGCCAATCATAAAGCGCACAGCATCCAGCGGAGAATTTTCCGGGTTACCACTGTAGGTAAAGGACATTCGGCACCTCCTTACTTCTTGGCAAACAGCGAGAATTTCTTGGGCTGCTCAGGCTGCTCGGGCTGCTCGGGCTGCTCGGGCTGCTCGGGCTGCTCAGGCTGCTCAGGCTGCTCAGGCTGCTCAGGTTGCTTGCCAGTATCGACATCCTCAGAAGCCTGAGGAAGGGCCGCAGAAACTTCTGTGACCTCTTCCTCAGGCACGGTCGAGGAGGAGACCGCCGGAGTAATCTTGCCTTCGGACATACGCAGAGACGGTGTGCGAATCTCACTCTCGTCTACTACCTGACCCTTACGCAGAGTCTTGCCGAAGGAGCGGAACTGGTGCAAGACCAGGTATTTCATACCTGCACCTCCTCTTACACGAGGTCGTACAGGAACATACCCATGTCCTTGCAGATGACCTTCTGATCGTAGGCCATCTCCATCTCAAGGCGCTCAGTGCCGAGGCCCAGCTGGTCCATCTTGATGCGGACCATACGAGAGCCATAGGAAGAAGCACCCTCGAGGCCGGTCCAGGCGAAGATATAGCCAGCAGTGGGCTGCTTCAGGGAAGGCCGAGTAGCCCGATAGCCCAGGAGCATCTTGCCCTTGTAGATGAAGTTCATATCGGTCTTGACATCATCGTAGCCGGGAGTCTGAGGACCATCGTTGAAAATGCCCCAGGGCACGAAGATCTTGTCCAGCTCGAACAGAGAGGCGATCAGATCCAGGGTGATGATACCCTTCTGGGTATACTTGATGCGATCCATGATGGCCTCGTGGTTCTTCAGCGCATACAGGACGTCGGGCGCCATGATAGCGAAGTTGGGCTTCTTACCGGAAGCCTCTGCCATCTCCAGCATCAGGTCGTTGACCTGCTTGACGGGATCGGACATCTGGTCAGACCACTTCTTGACGGTAGTACCGTTTGCCTGCACGTCCTTGCCCCAGACGCCGGTCTTGAAGAACTTATCCGCGAAGTCCAGCTCGCGCTTCAGCAGCATCTTCTGAGACAGCCACTCAGTGGTGTCACGCTCGACATCCAGGGGCTTGTCGTAGTTGACACGCTCCTCCTGAGTGATGTCATAGTGGAAGGCGTACTTGCGGCAGTAGTAGGGATCTGCCAGCTCAACGTTCCAGTTGCCGCCGGCGGACTCAGCACCGCGCCCACGCTCCTGGACCTCGTTGCGGAACATGTCAGCCTTGCTGTACTTGAAGTACACATCGGACTGCTTGGTCACGTTGATGATGGGAAAGACCTTGTCCGCAATGAAGGCGTCGTCACCCTGCATGTAGGCGACGGAGATGTTGGTAAGTGCTCGGTCAATATGACCGAGGTTTGTCATTTCGGGCATCTACTTTCAGCTCCTTTCTACGAATTAGCCGCCGACAGAAAACGGCGTCTCAAGCATAGCCACTGCGATCAGCTCGTCAGTGTTGCCGGCAGTGAGGGCGATGCCCACAGCCTCGCCGGCGGTCTGCTTGGCAAACTTGCCGGCGGACACCTTCAGAGGATCGCCAGCAGCGATGGCACTAGCAGCCACGCCGGGGAAGGTGCCGCGCACAACAGTGCACATACGGCCAGCCTCCTCAGCACCATACTGGACAATGCCAGCAAAGGGCCGGGTACCATCCGCCTTCATATAACGTCCGTCGGTGCCGATCATCACGGCGTCATACTTCTCAACGGCCTCGCCGGCGTACCACGCCTGCCGAGTAGTAATGGCCTCAAAAGCGGTATCTGCCATGTTATCTCACCCCTTCCACGTACTTCTTGTAGGTGTCAGGATCACGCTGACAGGCCTCGGTGAAGGCCTTCTCGAAGGTGATCCCCTGCTCAGCGGCGATAGTCTTCGCAGACTTCTCCAGAGCAGCATAAGCCTCATCAGCAGTACCAGTCTTGATGGTACCAGAGGCGCTGGTGCCGGTAGCCTTGTGCAGGCCCTCAGCAATGGCATTGGCGGCTGCCTCCAAGATGGAAACGGTGGCAGGAGAGGCGCTCTTCAGAACCTCACGCAGGGTGGCCTCCTCACAGGGAAGCGCCTTGCACTTCTGATAGCGCTCCTCAACCACACTTGCCTCCTGCGCGGCGAGCAGCTGGTTCACGGTGCCCTGCATCTTCTCGAACAGCGCGCGAATCTCAGGGGAAGCTCCCTTGAGAACATCCTCCTCGTGTGCGGGCGCCTGAGCAGCAGGTGCAGCAGTCTTCAGGGTGTCCACTTCACCCTGCAGGTTCTTGATGGTAGCCTGGTCAGCAGCGCGCAGCGTTTCGATGTGCTTGGTAACAACGGCCGCAGCGTCAGTGTCCAGAGCTGCCATCAGCTCCTCAAAAGTCTTGGGCATGCTGTTTGTCTCCTTTCTCTTATAGAGTAGAATATCTGCACGCGAATTTGCACCCTCATTGCAAAGAGCAACGGCACTCAGGCTTAAATCCACGAGAGCAGCTTGTGGGTTCGACTGGGTTAACATCTTTGGCATCCCTCAAACCTCCTTACATTATATTATACGTAATTTTTGGGCAAATGTGACCAGTTTCTGTAATACTTTTTGAAAAAATTTTTTAGGAACGATTAGTCCAGATAGGACAGGGCAGGCTCATCATTCAAAGGGATGCGCCGTGCAGTACCCTCGATGGAGAACATGTTGTATTCGCCGTTCTTAACCTTTGCATAGACATCAGGGTCAGGAATGTAGAAGCCAACGAACCAGCCTTCAGGAATGGTGCCCTCAGGGATACCAAGCGCATCCATCTTCTCCTTTGTGAACATCATGCTTTCTACAAGCCAGCCACACTCAGTGCCCCACTCATGCTCCTGATTAGCAAGACCATGCTGCAGAACATAGTTATATGCAGCACTCTCGAGCACCTCAGTGTCAATGATGTCGCCCTGCCAATCAAACGGAGTGGTACCATCTTCCTGCAACGTAACGTTAGCCCAGCCGAAAACCAGCTGTGCCTCAATCTCGTCACCCGGCTTACCGGGGGTCATGCCGAAGTTGCACATGACGGCATCCCATTCAGGATCATCGCCCCAGTGTCTGACTTTGCGCGGACGCTTGCAAGCCTTTGCTACCTCTTCATCAGACTTCCGAGACTTAGTGGCTGTGTCGAACAGCGGGCATTTGAAGCTCATAAGGCAGCCATCGCAGTTTTCCTTTTCGCATGTAGGGATCTTCTTTTCAGTCTGCTGAACAAGGAGCCTGAAGCCTGCCACATCAGCCACAGGGTCCTTGTAGATGCCTTTGCGCATAGGTACGATGTCTACCGAGCGTGTGAATAGTACTTTTTCGGGCATCAAACCCACCTCCTTAGGTATTATGACTATCGGTCATGCTTAGGGTATTATCTACTGGATCGTGTGGCTCATCCAGTGGATCCCCCTCAGGGTCTGCTTCTGGATCAGTGTCACTACCAGCATCTCCACCAGTGCCTCCGCCACCCTGCGCCGCCATGAACTCATTGAAGGTCTCCTCAGACATCTCAGGAGCCTGAATAAGGCTAAGCAGGTAGTTGAACAGGGTAGGATCCTTGGTAACGTCGATCTTGAAGCAGCGAAGCAGCAACGCCACGTCCTTAATAGTGACGGGCTGCAGATCGTCTGCTACGATCTTGGGATACTTCTCCAGCTGCCAGTTGTTCAGCAGGAACAGTGTAGGTACAGCATCCTGATTTAGTGTATCAGCAATGCTGTTAATGATTGCCTGCAGACTACTCATGAGCAGCGACTGCTTTGTCTCTGCAAGTGCGAAGCTACCGGTACGGTCACCACCCATAAGGACCACGTCTGCTAGCATAGACATAGCAATGCGGTTTTCATGCCGCCGAATGACGGTATCAGTGTCGATAGAGCGCCCTGCACCATCTACACCTAGCAGCTTGAGTTCCCAATCAGTGTTCGGAATGATGATACCGTGATTACGGTCCTGCCGCAAGCCGTCAATGAGCTCCTGCGCCCATGCTAGCATGTCGCGCATTTCCTTATTGTTTGGGTCGAACAGCGGTGTATCAGGTGGTGGAGCAAGCACAGGAATGCCTGCAAGGTTGCGCTCGATACCGATGCCCTCAAGCTCCTCAATGTAGCGCTTAAAATACCAGCTACGATACGCTCTGCGGAGAATAGACCAACCTTCTGGATTGCCGCGGGTAGCCTTTGTACGGAATAGCAGATTACCCTCAAGCGGAATATCCTGCATAGGTGCCTGGCTGCCTACCAGCGAAGGATCTTGTCTGAAGTGCGTGATGTCACCCGTAGTCTCGTCAGCAATCCACTCGCTCAGAGTTGCCTGGGAGCGAACAGGAAGGTCCTGCCATCCGATTCTACCGTCAGTGTACTTGGAGCGGAACTTCTTATCACGCTCTGTCGGCCCGCGACGCGTCTTGTACACGATCTCGTGGAAGCTGAAACCATAGGGCAGCATAGACAGAGCCTCACAAATGAATGCATCCCAGGTCTCAGACATGTCATTCATGCAGCTCTCAAGAAACTCTGCTGCCTCAATATCGCCAGCCTCCTTAGACGCTGGCTCCGTGTGCCACCGCGCCTGCCGTATCAGCGTCTCAATAAGGTACAGACAGCCACCTACGACAGCGTCATTGTAAGACATCTCCTGGTAGATTCTACCTGCATCAGGCCATTGAAGGTCATAAATGAACTCTTCTTCGATCTTACCAGAAGACGTCTTAAGTCCGACTACACCAATAGGTGACGTCTTGGCTTTTGGTGCAGTCGCTTTACTGACATTTTCCAACCTCTAAACCACCTTTCATCTCGTCATATTGTTAAGCCAGTAGCTCCCAGACAGGCCCAAAGGCCTGAAATGAGATCTGGTCTCCTCCTTCGCAACCTTTACGCGCCACGGAGTCTTCGAAGGTGGTGCCATATTGCCGATTTTTGGCTTAAAATAAGCAAAAGCACCAGAAAAACCGTCGATTATATCGTCGTTTGTGCCGTTCGGGAAGGCCTCAAGCTGCGCATAGAAGTCTGTAACATTCCTACAGCGGTTGCTTAGGAACACAGAACCTACCTGACAGGCAGCAGCTACTGGTCTTGCACGCTCTATCTTGCTTACTACTGGCTTAACGCCTGCAAAATCAAAGCCCTGGAGGATGTTTCTTGCATACCGCTCAGTGTTTGCAATACCGGAGGAGCCACCTTCTTCTTCCATTCGTATTGCACAGCCATAACCATCAGCCACAGCAGTGTTATAGATGAGCTCCTCAAGGTCACCGGGACTCTTTTGGACCTTAATGATGTCACCAATGTAGTAGCAACCATCCGCCATGCCCAGCTTAAAGCCTATTGTCCAGTCCGGGGCTTGCTTATTGTGCTTGTTCTTGCGATACTTTGGATCAATAGCTGCAAGATCCCAGAATCTAACCCATCTGGTGTGCGCCGGTATCTCCAGATAGTTGATCGGAAGTATCCAGCCCTTGTCAAAAAGGTCGCCTTTTGGACGAATTTCCCAGTTGCCGTCTTCGAGCTGAGCGCGCGTGATGGGATCTAGCTCTGCCAGAGCCTCACGATAAGCCTCTGCGTCGAGATGCGGGTTATCGCGAAGACCTGCTTGCAAGAAGAATCTACGGGGTTTGCCGTTTTCGTCTAGATTATCGACAAAGAAGCGGTCATAATAGTAGTCGCCAAATTGACCGCCAGGGTTACAGGCCGCCCTAAAACGCAGCGGGATGTCTCCTTGAATGCCTTTAGTACGCCGCATACGTGAAAACAGATAGCGGTAAGCCTCCGGTGCAATGTGCGTACACTCATCCATGCCCACAAATTGAAACTGAGCGCCCTGATAACGCAGCTCATCACCTCTTGCGTCGAGGTATCCGAAGCTAAGAGTGGCACCGGTCTCCATAAAGGTATAGCGTTTCTCTTTGTCCTGCCACTTGACCTCACCGCGCTTGATGAACGGCTGTAGCCATTCCTGAGACATAGGTATCAACGCACCAGGTAGCATCAGGTCAGAAAAAGTCTTTCTGAACAGTATGGCAGAGTAGCCGGGGCAGTCTACATACTGCAGAGCCGCCGCTAGTAGGTATACCGATTTTCCACCACCAGCTAGGCCGCCCCACCATACAGGAGCTCCTTGACATTGGTCATCAACAGAGCCGCTGTCTGCTTTGCAGTTGGCACAATGGGTATGTACTTATTCCACTTAGGCGTGAGTGCTCCTTGCAGCTCACGTAGCTGCTCTGCAGAAAGGTTTTCAAGATTAAGTGGGGACATTAAATACCACCTCCTTGCTGATCTTTAAACCAGCTATGTATTTTAAGCAACCGCTCTACAGAATAGAATGGCTGCTTTTGGTACCACTCTACGATGTCATGGTCACGCTTTGAGCTATTACAGCGTGAGCACGCCGGTACAATATTATAGCGTTTATTTGCACCTAAGCGACTAACCGGAATAATGTGATCAACAGTAAGCTTGCCAGTTGCTCCGCAATATGCACACGAGTCATTAAAGAAAGCAAATGAATCGTGCACATCCTTTTCTGTAAAGGAACCCCGTAAACAGGCCCTGCGGGCATGATTCTTGTTTGCCCAATAAGCTGCTTGAGCAGATGGCGCAGATGAGCTGTGGTAGTGTAGCCTGTTCAAAGCATTTTTCCTGTCTCTATATGCAGGATCTTTACGACGCATGGCCTCTGCCCGCCTTCTGTTTTCTTGGTATGCTGGACTATTCAGCCCTCTGTGGCACTCTAAGCAGTCTGAGGCATACTTGTCGCGTTTCCTGGTAAAGGCTTCAAGCGGCAATACTCTTCCGCATACATTACAGTACTTTAAGCCAGCTTCTAAGCAAGAAAGGCAGGTAAGCGCTGTATGGTTGCTGTGGGCAGCTATCTCACCACAGACCATACAGCGATGATAGTGCTGTCGCATTATTCACCATCCTTTCGCTCTATTGAGTCGTGAGCGCGATATATTACTTAGCCAGCGGGCTGGAGAGTACCAGTGCCGGTAATCTTCTGACCATTAACGTAGGCAGTCTTGCCTGTGGCGATATCTGCTGCAGTAGCTGTCGCGTCGCCGGTCTCCACAGCAGTAGAGGTGCCAGTTACCTTAACGTTGTTCACGTAGGCAGTTTTGCCGGTCTTAATGTCAGCCGCAGTTGCACTGGCGTCTGCAGAATCAACGCCCGCGAACGTGCCTGTCACCTTGACGTTGTTCACATAGGCCGTCTTGCCGGTCTTGATGTCAGCAGCGACAGCGCTGGCATCTGCAGAATCTACGCCCGCAAACGTGCCCGTCACCTTTTCACCAGCAACGTACGCGGTCTTGCCGGTCTTAATGTCAGCTGCAGTAGCATTGGCGTCCGCAGTAGACACGCCATCAAAGGTACCGGTGAGCTTTTTGCCCTTTGCATAGGCAGTCTTGCTGGTCCTGATGTCGGCCGCGGTGGCAGTAGCGTCAGACGTATCTACACCACCTTCCAGCTCATCAATCTTCTCCGCGCACATGTACGCCAGACGAATGGTGAGATTCTGGTCATTGCGGACGTTAGTGGGTACCTCCACGCCGCATGCATCACAGAGTGCATACAGTGCAGCAACATATTTTGTCATATCATTTCCTCCTTGTCATATCCTTCGAGCTTAGCAGCCTCCTCGCCGATCCACTTAACGATTCGTTGCTCACGCTCACGACTCCAAAACGGTTGCTCACGAAACCACTCAAACAGTGGCTTGTTACCGCGGCCTCGATTACACTTTCTACAGGCAGGCCCGATATTACTCCTCTCAGTTCGTCCCCCACGAGACAGCGGAACGAAATGCTCTCGGTCGAACTTGTCAGCCTTAGCGCGACCCTCGGGTCTACCGCAATATGCACACTCCCCGTGGAAATGAAGCATTGCATCTCGCCAGTCATTGAGCCCATAGTTGACCTCCTCCATGTTGCGCCGCTTCTCCTTAGACACGAACTTACCGTGCTTGTCTTTGTGGCGCACGACAGAGCGCTTGACGTTGACACACGTCTTACACTGACTGTTCAGTGCACCAGTGTAGCTCTGCTTGTAGAACTCGCTGGCGGGCTTCAGCTGATGACAGCAGCTACATTCATATAGCCGCGGCTTATAGTTAAGTCTGATCTGGCTCAATGATAACTACGCTCCCTTCCTCTTCGCCCTTAGCTACAATGCGTGTGGTGGTAGTCTGTTCTACCGCGATGCCCTGGCCAGGTAGCACACCAGTCTTTGCTAGGATGCTCACGATCTCGTTCATGTCCTCTGGCTTGGTCAAGTTGTTCTGGCGCTGCTTCACATCCGCAGACGTACCTTCGACCTTCTCAGGTGTCGCGGTGACGATGCGGCGCTCCAACTCAGCAGACACCTTAAGCAGCTGCACAATCTCGCCGGGCCGCAGCAGCACAGGGTCTATGCTGTCTATCGCTGTCTTTAGCTTCTCTTGGAGAGTCTTTGCCATACCTACCTGGCGAGCATTCATCTCCTTGATAGCTGCCGCGCGCTCCTCCATCATAGAGTCGTCGGTATACCGCGCCCACGATTGCAGGCGCACCTTGAAGCTCCATTTCTGGGCTGCACGCGTTACGAGACCTACCGAGCACCCACATTCTTTAGCTAGTTCACTCCAGGTGGGTAGCTTCATAGGGTAGTGGCTGCGGTAGCGCTCCCATATCATCCACTCAGTATCTGTTTCTTCTGGCTGTCGTTCGAAGTACGCTAGACCTAGTGCATCGCTGTCTTCCATCCAGCTACTGTTCACTTTTCTGGCCAAAGCGGTGTTGTTGGCTTCCTTCTTCCAGCATTCTACGCAGTAGTCAGGGTGCTCGCTGCTTTTGTTCAAATGCGTGCCACACTTGACGCAGGTCCATGGATCTACACCTACAAATTCTGATATTTTCGTGTCAGCCATCTGCGCAGGGCTCAAGTGATCTGGCACGGCACCAGTAGGCCAGAATGGATCTGGTTTGACGGGCTTTGCTGGTTCTACTGGTTTATCAACTTTCTTCACCGCGACGCCTCCTCCCATTATTATCCTTACATTATATTATACGCGCGCGCGTGGCAAATGTGACCAGTTCTGACGAACTTTTTATAAAGTATTTTCGTGTTGTGGAGCGGTGACTATGGTAGGCTGAGTATCTACAATCTTTAGCTTTGGATTCGGCTAGCAAGAGCCGCGGTGCTAAGCATATAGGGAATACACACACGCGCGTGCTACAATCTTTAGCTGTACGGCACGCGTAGTCGGGATTGCCTATCGGGACCTTGATAACTGAATACTGGGTGCCAGCCAAGATTACTATGGAAATGTTTGTTGACTTCATGCTCTACGTTGGTATTCTCTCTGCTATGTTCGCTCCCTGTGTCATTTGCTGCTGGTTCTTTGAAGAAACCAGAATTGGTCGTAGACTGTGGGACTTCAAGATTGTTCCTTGGCTGATTAAGCACGACATCCTGCCTGATGATCGTTGGGATTATCGTCACTAATTGCGGATTACTAAAGATTAACTAAAGGAGGTTTGAGGCTGGCACCTGGTATTCAGTTATCAAGTCCCAACTGCACCTTGACAACTAAATATTGAAGACTCGGTATTCTGGTAGTAGGTACTCTAAAGGAGGTGAGGCCTATAAGCCATGAGCTAGCGTATACCCGTAAGTACCAGTAAAACTACCAAATGTCTTTACAAATGAAAGGAGTACTATTATGTCTACTAACAAGATTACCGAGAACCTGAGCTGGAACGCTATCAAGGCTAACTACCACATTGGTACCATCATGGTGAACAATGAGCCCGTGCAGGTCAACCAGCTGCAGAATGCCATCGAGGATGGCAGCATGCTGAAGCTGATCCAGGACTGCGCCGACCAGATGTACAATGGGGACATTGTTCCCGTGCTGAAGGTCATGAAGCACAACCTGAGCAGTGCCCTGTGCAACACCAAGAAGCGCCCTGATACTCCCACCAAGTTCAAGGACCTTACGCGTATTGAGCTCATGACCAGCTTCCTGGATGGTCTCGTCGGTAAGGCCACTGTGGCTACCCGGCAGAACAAGGCCGGTAAGGCCTACTGGACATGGTCTCTGGAAGAGATCATGGCGGTGCCTCTGAGCGACGTGCGTACCCTGCAGTCCATTCGGGATAACATGGCGAGTGCCAAGACTAAGTATCCTGAGCGGATCGAAGATATGGATGACTTCATGGCCCGGTACAAGGCTGCTAGCCAGCGGTTCAGTGAGGCTAAGAAGGCCAACAAGCAGAGTGCGGACAACGGCGAGCTTGACAAGCTGATCAAGCAGCTCGAGAGTGGCCGTCTGACCAAGGCTGACAAGGCTGCGATCGCCCAGGTTCTCAAGAATCTGAAGTAAGCAACCACTACTGACAGAGAAGATGCTGGGAGTGAGAGTACCAGCACAAACTAATACTGAATATAAAGGAGAGTACTACTATGAAAATCACTGCCAACAACGAGTCTTGTCTGTTCCACTGCCTCAGCTACGTCCTGGAGGGTAACTTCACCACCAAGAGACTGCTCAATATCTCTAAAGAGACGCTCACGACAGTGCACAATGAGCTTACTGAGTATGTAAGCTGCACTACGCCTCTTGAACTGACCGTAGAGGACGTAAAGCAGATCTGGTGCTGCTATATTGACAGAGCTGTGGACAACGGGACTATTGTCTGCCACGAGCTCACAGCGGATAACTATGCTGATGTGTCCATTAAGGACTTTGCTCGTAAGCTGCTGTGCGAAAGAATCATGCAGCTGTAAGTAACCGCTGCTGACAGAGAACGCGCTGGGAGTGAGAGTACCAGCACCAACTATGACTAAATAGAAAGGAGTACTACTATGAGCGCCGAGATTAAGAAGTATGTCATGTTCAAGAAGGAGCTTGACTATGTTGCTATGATGATGCAGCGTAACGATCCCAATGGTGACTACGATACTGCTGGGCTTGCCTGCGAGCCCATGTACTATATTAGTGTGCTCGAGCAGTGGAAGGAAGACTGCGGGTATGCACAGCCTATTCCTGAGTGGATCGACAAGTGCATTGACTACCTGATGCTGCTTACCGTGTAAAATACTACTAACTAGAATACCGAGTCGAAGATTAGGGGTATGCTGAGTAAAATCAGTATACCCCTTTTCTTTTTACTCCGCGGCGCGGTCCCGTTCCGTCCGGGCATGGCCGCCGCGCGGTATCGCACGTATCCAGTCAGCCCTACTCCGCGGCACCGGATCGCACGTAAAAGCGCGCTTCCAGCCAGGGCCCTCGGCTCCGCGCCGCAGCGCATAAAACGTCCCAGCCATGTCGGATATGATCCGCGCAGCTACAGCTACCGGCGGAAAATAAAAATAAGGTATACACATCGCAGACTCCACAGTATAATATAATCAAGATAAAGAAAGGCGGTGATTATACGGGACACGACGGGCGCCCAGCCCGCGTGCATCGCGCGTGACGCGCGGGTCGCACGAGACGCGACGTGCACCTTGATAAGTCAATACAGAACGAACGGACTTGACGGTAGACCCGAGTGGCTTGACCATGCGGCGTCGCACCAGGCCACTGCGGTCTGCCGTCAATACGGACGGTAGTAGATTTTGAACGTACTGAAAGGAGTACTACCATGAAAAAGACTACCACCACCAATCCGTTCGAGATGCTCAGCGCCCAGACCGACAGCACCACCGCGACCAGTCGCCGTCTGAACCACACCGTCGAGTTGAACAGCCGTGCCACTGAGCGGGCTACCGAGACCATTAAAACGGCCTCTGCCAACCAGGAGCTCCACGAGCTGGCCAACAAGATGATGGCAGGCGACCCGGCGGACCTGCTGGACCTGTTCGAGAAGACCGGCATCATCGCCAACGTGGAGGCCGACGCCGCCGTGTTGGACGGTGCCAACGAGGACGAGCTCAAGCGCCTGCTGGAGTCCCGTCGCTCCGACCGGTCCAAGTGCAAGAAGAAGGGTATCGGTAGCTCCATGCTCAACTGCCGCAACTACGTGGCGGCGATGTATGCCGAGCTGATGGTTCGCCAGGCCATGGGTAAGCCGTACACCGGCGCCCGCGGTGCCGCCGAGGTGGACTTCGATGCCCTGGCGGGTGACCAGGACGCCATTGTCCGGAAGGTCAAGTCGCTGCAGTCCAAGAAGTGCCGTGTCAAGAAGCTGGCTGAGGCCGGCGTCGACGGTGCTACCGAGGAGCTGGCCCAGGTCGAGGCCGAGATTGAGCGTCTCAACGCCCTGCGCCCTACGGCGCGGGTAGCCACCAAGGCTGCCGTCAAGTCCATCAAAGTCGATGAGCTCCGCGAGGCTCTGTCCAAGATCGAGGGCGACGTGCCTGCTGAGATCCTGGAGCTGATGAAGAAGCTTGGATAAGTAGAACTGCGGGACCTGGGTTCGCCTGGGTCCCGCGCCATAAAAGGAGGCTACCATGTTTAACAAGAAACCGACTGAGCAGCGCCGCCTCGAGGCCCTGCTGCGTCTCATGAACGTCTACACTGTCCGCGCCCAGCAAACCTGGCGGACCAAGGAGGAGCGGAAGGCCTACAGCACCGTGTCCATCCTGCTCAACCACGCCATCGACGGTAACATCGACGCGCTCGACAGCATCTATCGACAGGACATCGAGCACATGTACGTCGAGCCGTAACCACATACCCGCGACCCCGCAGCCCTGCACCGAAAGGTGTGGGGCTTTTCTTTTTGCCTTCAGCACCGGGTCGCGGCGGCGCCGACAGCCGGCAGCCCATAAAACCAATCTACGCACTTGCTTAATCGGCCCATGCGTGTCAGGAAATGATGGCGTGTGGTGCTACAGGCTGGTGATCCCGCGCTCCCGCAAGCTGGTGACTTTGTGCTCCCGCGCCACCGCCAGGCCTTACGGATCCGAGCCGTACAGCCTGAATTGGCGCCAAAAATAAGCACTTTTTGTTCCAAAGTCAATTCGACTTTCTGCATGCGCGCGTGCGCGTGGCCCCGCCTCCCAACAGCTCCGCAAGCCCGCCCCGCCCCAACTAACTGACGACACTCCTGAACTACCGATGCAGCACACTCGCCCCGCCCCGACAACTCCGCAAACCAGCGTCGCCGCAACGAATCTCACAGGCCCCGCC